TTTTGTATCTTTGTCTCTCTTTCTCTTTGTTGATTGATATAATTATACCACTCGTAAGAACAACAAGAGAAACTATACCAAGCACCCATTTAGTTACGTCTCCCACATATTACCTCATAGCCATATAGCCGGATCATATTTACATCCTCTGCATTTTCGTGGCACCCATGCTTCTTTAACAGGATCATATTTTTGTGTTTTCGATTTTCCATTTAATAACCAAGGATAAAGCCCTGTTCTTTTTTTATGCGTTGAATCTGTTGAACACGAAAACATTAACATACCTAATAGAAAGACTGTTAAAAGTTTCATCTTAACAGTATTTATTTGGTAGGCATGGTTGGACTCGAACCAACGACTTCCACCGTATCAGAGTGGCGTTCTAACCAGCTGAACTACACGCCTATTGGGTCGACAGACGAGGCTCGAACTCGCAACCTTTGGAACCACAATCCAATGCTCTACCAATTGAGCTACTGTCAACAATAAATGGTAGACGAGATGGGATTTGAACCCATGACCTGAACCTTATAAGAATCCTGCTCTAACCAACTGAGCTACTCGTCTTCAACACTGGCTCCCCGGGCTGGACTCGAACCAGCGACCCACAGATTAACAGTCTGTTGCTACTACCAACTGAGCTACCGAGGAATAATTAAATATATTGCTAGTGGCGGTCCCAACGGGATTCGAACCCGTGTTGCCGGCGTGACAGGCCGGTGTCCTAGGCCGACTAGACGATGGGACCAAATCTGGTAGGGATGACTGGATTCGAACCAGCGACCTCTACATCCCAAATGTAGCGTTCTCCCAGACTGAACTACATCCCTGGATAAACAAAGAATGTGACTGTCAATCTATCAGTTCCTGCGCCTTCGGCACTATGTACCAATTTTGCATTATACATAATCATTCTATTAAATTTATTTTCAATTATACTAGTTTTTTCAAAACTAGTTTTATCTATCATATTAACATTTGTTGGCATTTCTGTGCTTCCGTCCCAGCCTGTTTCTTTATGCTTATAAAAACAAGTACCTGTATCAGGAGCAGGATTATTATCTAAATAAATTACACCTGCTAGAACTGGATTACCATCTTGATGTATATTTCGTTCATCATTTTTTGTTTGTCGTTGAAACAATGCATTTATAGTTATATTATCATTTGGTATTAATGCTAATATTTTTTTTTGAAATTCTTTATATATTTTAGGTAAAATATTTTCACATAATAATGATCGTTGTCCTGGAAATGTCATTCCTATTTTAAGAATTTCTAATATTTTATTATCATTATCTTCGTCTATTGTTGCTGTATTACTCAACTGATCGCAATAATAAAAATCTTGTTTTAATGCTTCTTCTCTAACATTATTAGGGTCATCAAAAAAATTATCATATACAGTAATAATATTTTTCATTTGTACACACCTAATATTAAAGTTAATCTTTCATTACCTGCTTCCTCTGCTCTATGTACAAGGTTACCGTTATACATAATCATTCTATTAAATTTATTTTCTATTACACTTGTTCTGTTAAAATCGGACCCTATTAAAACTTCTATACTATCTGGTTTTTTGGTACTACCATCCCATCCTGTTTCTTTATGAGTATAAAAACCTGTACCACTATTTGGCATAGGAGTTTCATCTAAATATACTATACATGTTAAAAATGTATCAACGTCTTGATGTATTTTTCTATAATCATTTTTTCCTTGTTTTTGAAACCTAGCAGTTATTGTTGAATTTTTAGGTATTAATGGTTCTAAGGACAATTTTAATTCTCTATACATCTCTGGTAAAATATTTTTACATTGGTCTGTTCGTATTCCAGGATAATTTCCTAATTGATCAAAGGTTTGTTCTAATGCTTTCTTTCGAATTTCGTTGGGATGCATAAAAAAATCATCGTATACTATTAATCTATAATCCATTATGCTAATTTAAATATAAAAGATGTTTGTGTTAATCTACAATTTTCCTTAGTATCCCCAAAACAAGTTCCAGGAGCATGTAATAATTTACTATCATATAATACAATTCTATTAAAGGTATTTCCGACTACAGAGTCTACTTCAAAATTATCCTTATTTTGGTCTTGCCTATTCGCAGGATATATATCGTTAAATGCTAGATCTGGTACTCTATCTTTGTTTATGCCATTCCATCCTGTCTTTTTATGTGAATAAAATATAGTACCACTATTAGGTCCGGGGTTAGGTGTTAAGTAAACAATAATGGCCATAATAGGATCTGTATCTTGATGAATACTTTTATTAACATTATCATGATCTTTAGTTTGTAATGTAAAATATGTATCTACTTCTAATTTAGTTTCATCACTAAACTTACAATATTGGTTCACAAAAGTTCGAGTATATTCATCTGCTTCAGGTAATATTTTACTAGCTCGTATTGTTCGTTCACCACAAAAATTTCCTATTTTAGATATCTCAACAACATCATCATTATCTAATTCTTCTGTTCTAATTGTATCATGCAAATAATCTGCAGGATAAAATTCCTGTTTTAATAATTTATTTCTAATTAGAAATGGATCTGGGTAAAAATTTTCATATATAATTGAATTTAATCTCATAATATTCCTATATGGATATGGAGCTGGCGACAGGAATTGAACCCGTGACCTGAGGTTTACAAAACCTCTGCTCTACCAACTGAGCTACGCCAGCACTATACTTATTTAAATCTAACTTTAGGTTCGGTCTTTTGTTGGTATGTCGCCTTAATTTCGGATTTTCTAGCATGTTCAACTATTTCGTCATAGTCTGGATTCTGCCATCGCTCGTGCCAATCGCAATCAGGGGTAGACACTTCAGTATAAGTACCATCAGGATGTTTCTTGCCAATTTTTTTGCCCCCTTGTTTATGTTTCTTTTTTTCTTGCTTTTTACGTTCCCGGTTTTCTAGATTAATCATGTGCCGGTATTGGGGCGAACGCTCTAGTGCTTCGTCTCTAAAATGTGGTTTATCTGTCATATTAATGTGCTCTTGCAAATTCTATTCGTTTTAATGCATGGGCAGTATATTCTACTCTATCCTGCCAATAATAATAGTCTTCAACTGTTCGTGCATGTTTAACTTTATAAAAAGCCTCACGCAACTTTTTTACTAGGTCTTTCTTCGATTCCTTCATTTTCTTTCTCTTTAAGAAGGTTATCAATATCGCCCATAGAAATAATTTTCTCGGCGTGCTCTACCTCATAATCGAGGATCTCGTAATCTAGCTCAGCCTTTGCCTCTTTAAATAAAAGGCTTTTAAGCCGGCTAGAGGCCTCAAGCAAAGTATTAAATTCGCTTGTTCTAATTCTAATCCCACCTTGGGGTCTTTCTTCAGTAATTAATTTTAATCTATACATTACTTAATATTTATAGGACTGACTTCTATAACTAGTATAACATCTATAATTATTGAAGTCAATCGGTTAATGGAGGAAAGTTGGGTATATTATCGGAAAAAACAAAATAGTCTCCGTTAAATAACCAACGGTTATAAACATCTTTTATTTCATTTGTACCATGTAATAGGTATGCAGGAAATAAAAAAAGATCACCTACGATTGGTTGACATTCATATTCATGTCGCCATTCGCAAGTGTATTCAAGGGCATTCCAAGGAAATAGTCCTTTTGGTCCATTATATATAGGACTTAAAAACCATAAACTAGGGAGAGTACCCTCTAAATGAAAATAATATGTATAACTAAATAATGCACCTTCGTGATCATGCAATCCTGAACCTGTACTATTGCCAAAATTTAAGAATGCACTTGTTTTTTTTATTTGTTGGTAGGTTGTATCAATTTGTAAATCCTTAATAAACTTGTCTGCACTTTCGTCAATAAAGTCAAATACTTCTTTAAAGACAGGATTTTTAAATTCTTTTCCGTATGTAGGTGAGTTGGTCCAAAACCGTTTTTGAACAGAAGTGTATCCTTTATAATTTACATTTGCCCCATGTTCAAATGGGACATCAGGATCCATTGTTCTTTTGGCTTCGTCTAATATTTGTTTATGAAAAGATTTGTCTTTATTAATATTAGTGTGATAAATCTTATGTGGAAATATTTGATGTATCATTTACTTTTTGTTTTGCAATTTCAAAATATTCTTGTTGTCTACGAGTATGTTCTTTTTGACATAATTCTAAAACTTCTCTTAATTTTTCATCGCTTAACACTCTTATTTGGGTTTCGGTTATTGGAAAATCTATCATAGCCATTTAAGTTTAAATAGTACTTTTAATTTTGGATTTGTAATATCTGCATATATATAAAATTTCATCAAATGTTCTTGTGGACTATACATTTGAACATATCGATAATCTTTATCGTATTTAAATTTTGTATTATCAAACCAAATTCGATATTTTTCTAATAGTTTACTTGCCTTTGCTTGATGCCAAGGTTCATCATCTGCATTATCAGAGCATATAAAACTAACTAACTTCCGGCGCACCTAATAATCCTACTAAGTCAGGATATCCGCCTTTTAAATATTTCCCTTCATATATAATCTGTGGAAATATTTTATATGGTCCGATTTTATTATAGAGGTCCCTTGGTGTTAAATCTTCTCCTACAGTTTGCATAGTAAATTCTATGTTATTCTGCTCAAACAATTCTTTTGCCTTATTACAATATGAACAATCTGGTATTTTTACATGTGTGTATAATATTGTTTCACTCATTTTCTCTCACTATTTTGTTTATGTTTTCTTCAAAATTATCTAAATTAAATACAGGACTTGCATTATATATGCTAGTCAGGGGTCGTTTAGTTAAATCTTTACTTTTTGTGTGCCATAGATGTTTTGCCGCACCGATTGCAATTCCAGCATCATCGGCAACAGGTTCTATGAATATATTTACATCTGGCGGAAGTTCTTGTGTGTATCTAAAATTTGCCAAACAATTCAATGCATAACCACCACTAAAACAAATATTCTTGCAAGCATCAAAATCACAATGATCAAATACAAAATTTAAAACTGCATCTTCACTTTCTTTTTGCATTTTTTTGGCTAAATTTGCATAGTCATGATATTTGTCTTTTATATCTCGCATTTGTCCTCTCTCTAAAAAAGGCACATCTTTTATAATTTCGTTTAAAGTAAAATCTATTTCAGGTTTAATTTCATATCTAAAATTTTCTCCTAATTTTCCTTCGTCTTTAGTTGGCATTCTATTATATTCATTAAATGATATTGTGCAACCAAAACTATCATTATATCGTGAAGGAACCCATATATTAAAAAAAGGAGGTAAACTTTCATCTATAGTACCATATGCACTTAGCCCCATAAGTTTACCATTTTCTAACTCGTCTTCTCCTATTAAATTTGTTATAATAGAATATAATCTAGTTATACCAAACCAATGAGAAGGGTTATGTGCTATGCGATTAAAATTAGCAGGATACGATGTTTCAAATATAGTTTCTGTTTCTCTACCTACAAAACTATCTTGTTCTTCTCTATAATCTATTGAACCTTGGGAATCGACTACAACAGAATATGCTTCGTCAAACCCTGAATCATAAAAAGCAAGAGAAGCATGACATAAATGATGTTGTCCTGCATAATCTATTGCTTCTGTTTCTGCCATTTTTTCTGCAAATATTTTCCAGAAATTAGTAGAAAATAATTCTGCAATATCTTCTGTAGGTGATGAATAAGCAACGGCATCTAGTTTACCTAAGGATAAACAATGTAATGCGGCTTTCATAGGGTTAGCATCTCGTTTCGTATTAGACAACGATTCTTCTTTAATATAAGATTCGATTTCGCCGTTATTTAATACTACTGCCTGTGAATCATGTGCAACACCTAATCCTAAAATTCTCATACTACTGCCTTTTCTATTTCAGGAAACCAAACAAAATCTAATTTACTATCTAAAAAAACCTCAATTGCTTTTGCAGGGTTAAACACAATTGGTTGACCGGCTAGATTAAAACTAGTATTGAGTATTAAAGGTATACTAGTCTGATTATAAAATTCATTAATTAAATCATAGTATAAAGGATTTTGATCCCTATTAACAGTTTGCAATCTACAAGTACCGTCAACATGTATCACTGCTGGTATTTTTTCCCATTTGTCTTCCTTTACTGGAACAGCATAACTCATAAAAGGCGAGGATTTAAGTCTACCCATTTCAAACCATTCGTGTGCATATTCTTCTAATATACTACATGCAAATGGTCTGTACCATTCTCTATTTTTAACTTCATTAACTCTATCTTTACCATCTTCCATTCTAGGATCAGCAATAATAGATCTATTACCTAATGCTCTAGGTCCTAATTCTAATTTACCTTGAAAAATAGCACCTATTTCTTTATTAATTAATTTACTTACTATATCTTTAATAGTACATCTTAATGTTTCCATTAGGATCCTAACATGCCATCTTCCATATTTTGATCTCTTTTGGCTTGCTCTAATTCCTCTTGTTCTTTATGAGCAATAGAATCTTTATTTGGATCAAAATTAATATAATCTGCATTTTCTCTAGTCCACTTTGCATCTTCTAATGCTCCCGCTCTAAGTAATTCTTCAAAAGGTACAGGGTCTCCTTCTTGCTCGATCCGTTCTGCCGTTGGTACATCATAATACCAACGAGTTTCGTCAGGCGGGTCTTGTCGTCTTCCGGTAGATATTAAATATTTGTAAACATTGTCCCAATGAGTTACTTTATAAGGATCTACATCGTGTGCAACATTGTCTTCTTTTCCGTCTTCAACAAAAAGTTGTTCGACAGTATTATTTTCAACTACCATTGCATAACGCCATGATCTTTTGCCGTATCCCATATTTGATTTATCTACTAACATGCCAATTTTTTCTGTAAATTCTCCATTACCATCTGCTATCCAATCTACTTTAATAACAAAATGGGCCCATAACCAAGATTGCATACAGAAACTATCATTTACGCCAATAAAATATATATTTTCTATATCTTTTGTATACATCATATCAAATTGCCCATCATACATTTGCATTTGATGTGTACAATTGTCTGTCCATGCTCCAGGAATGCCTACTATTACGCATCTATCTTTGAACATTTTTTCAGAATTCCACTTTTGCCAAAGTCGCGGTGGTGCTTTATCCCATGCCGCGGCATGTCCAATAGGACCATTAACTCCTACTTCTCTTCTATACATGTCCCAAGTAATAATAGGAAGTGTGTCGCCTTCTTTAATCATAAAATATCTCCTTAATGTCGATTATAAACATAATCTAATAATTCTTTATGTGTAATTGCATTTTCTGCAACTTCGTTTTTTATTTCTGTACACGTATCATAAACTAGTTTACCTATTTTATCTAACTTAAAATTATGTAACTCTCTTTGAGCATTATGAGCTCCTGCTAATCCTGATCTTTTACCTACTGTTGCCCATGAACCAATTCCAAAAGGTTTTGAAGGATCTGACAAATATTCGTAACCTCTAGGAGGCCGATGGGCCCATGTCCATATTTTTTCTTTAAGGGATTCGGATATATTATCATCATTTTTAAAATATTTCCAATAGTCTGAATCCTGCCTTTTTTGAAGATGGCAAAAACAAATATAATCTCTTGTATGTTCAAATGCACTATTTACTGTATCATTATAATGGTTTACGTCTCGCCCTTCAAATTCCATTGCTTTATTAAACATCGGAAAAAATACTTGTGTTAAAAATCCTAAGGATAAAATTAATGCACTACCATCTAATGGTTCTAAAAATCCTTCCGATAATCCTACTGCCATACAATTTTTAACCCATGATCGTTTGTATCTACCTGGTGTCCACGATAATTGCTTACCTATTGAAGGATTGTACCCTTTATTATTCCAATGTTCTAATTGTTCTTTTTGAATTGTTTCTTTGTCAACAAATTTATCTGAATAAACATACCCTGTTCCAATTCTATCTCGTAAAGGTATTTTAAACATCCATCCGTATTTTTGTGCATCCAGTATTGTAAAAACATTAGGATCTTCTCCTTCTTTATATTTTACACCACCATCAATTAGTGATACAGAATTTTGTGGAATATAGTTTGAATAATCTATCCATTCTTCGTTGAATATATCGCCTAAAATTAATCGTCTAAATCCAGTACAATCAAAAAAGAAATCACCTTTTATTTTTCTTCCAGTATCTAATTTTAATTCTGTTAAATTTCCTGTTTTTCTATTTTGCTTCCAATTTACTACTTTACCATCTATTACTGTTATCTGTCGTTGGTTACATATTTTCTTTAAAAAATCTACAGATAAATTAGCATCCATATGCATACCCATTGTAGCAGAAAGGTCTTGGCCTAACATGCTTTCTAAACGAAGATTGCCTTCTTTTATTTTTTGGATTTGGGGTCTCCCATTTTCTTGTGTTATAAAAGGTACTTTATTTTCTAAAACTAAATTATCAAATCCATATTCGTTACAATCTTTATTAGCAAGATAGTACAAAATATCAAGACCCAAATCTAAATAAGGATTATAAAAATCAAAATTATTTGTTCGTGTATGTTCTATTTTTAAATCTAACATAACAGATAGTGCATGAAGCATATGATGGTATGATTCTCCTTCATAATTCCAATTGTCAAACCTTGCACTCATTTTAAATGTTCCGTTTGATTCTTTCATAAATTTATAAGGATCTATTCCTACTCTGTTTAGAAGTATTGGAACATTTTGAGCAGTCGATTCACCGACACCAATTGTACCTATACTAGAAGATTCTATAACTGTAACAGTTAACTCTGGCCATAAATTTGTACCAAACGCATATCTAACCAATAATGCTGTCATATATCCGGAAAACCCTCCGCCTACAATTACTATATCTTTTATCATCTTAATTCTTCTATTGCTATTTTAATTTCATCAAAAGGAATGTTGTCTATACCTTCGGAAAAACAACATGTATGATCTTTGTGACTTGTTAAACAAGGTGAACAATGTCTTTTGTTATATAAGTTTATATTTTGTTCCCAGCCATATTGTTTAGGATCATTTGCTCCCCAAAGAAATAATCCTTTTTTCTTAAAAACTCTAGATGCATGATTTAAAAAATTATCACATCCTATTACAAATGTTGCCATAGGAATAGATGATAATGCTTGTCTAATAGATATCTGATCCATTAAATTAATTACATTATCTCGTTCTTCAAATTCTAAATCATAATCTTTAGATCCTATTTGTAAAAATACAATATCTTTATATGTATCAAAAATTTGTTCCCAAACTTTTTTATTAATTGTTTTTCCTGACATTAATTGTTCATTTTTAGGTGCAGAAAAAACTACTGATGTTGTAAAATCTTTAAAAATATCATCTGGTAATTTATCATTATCTAATAATATTTCCATATCATTAGGTGAAGCCTCAACATTATATAATTCGCTCCGTTGTTGAAATAATCCTTTTTGTTTTGTGAAGAATGCCCAACTTAAAAGACCAGTGATACATATATGTTTATCATATGCATTTTTAAGTTGATCACTAATATTTATATGGTTATAATTTTTTGGTGCAGGAATTATAGTTTTTAAATAACTTGCACTATAAAATATTTCAGCATTATCAAAATACGTAAATAAATCTATTTCATATTTGGGATGTTTTTCTTTTAACTTTTTAATAAATGCAGTATCTATTATTGCATCACCTAATCCGCCGTTATGCTCAATGAGTAACTTCATATTGGTCTAATTCTTTAGGTCTTTCATCCGAAACAGCCAATATATCGTTTTCATCTATCATGCGAATATCTTGAACAAATGTATCTGTTTCTTTATCATGAACTGTAGCGGCCCATGTCCATCTTCCATGAGAAACTAAAATATACTGTCCTGGAACAACATCTTTTTGCTCTGGACCAATTGCTCGTACTATAAACCATCTAGGTCTAATACCTTCTTCTTTACCGTCATCATCTAATAACTGAATTCCGCTGTCAGTTGTTCTTGCTCCAATTTCACAAGAACTTGCTAATACTCTACTTTTTAGTGGTTTTACTTGCATGTAACTCCTTTTCTTCTATTGAACCATCTGAGTATTCGTACTCTACAAACTCTTTGCCGTCACGTGTAAATTTACGTTCAGCAATTATTTCCCATTCTTTTTCTTCTATTACAGTTTGTTTTTTTGTTTTTGTACCAGTGATTTTTTCTTCTAAATCATCTAGTGTTTTAACTTCTTCTTTAGGTGCAGTTAGTTTTTCTTTATAAAATTCTTTTTGCACTTCTTGGGCAGGTACTTCTATTTCGCCACCAGGACCAAGAATATCTCCTCTAGCATTCATAGGTATGTTACTAACGGCAACAGAAGTATCATTGGCTGCAATTAATGCGGCCATATTAATTTCTTTTCCCCTTGCTGTTTTTGTCATTTTAAAAACTCCTTTATGTTTAAGTCATGGTGTAAACTATTTACTTTATGCACACCTAACAGATATAAACAATAACTAGCAACAGAACTACCTCTGCCTACACCCCAAACTATGTTATTTTCTCGCATAAAGTCTACAAAAAATATCATAAAACGTAATACATTTTTCATATTGCGTTCTTCAAACATTTGTATTTCTAATTCTACTCTATCTATTTCTTTTTGTGTTTTTGTTAATTCACGTATGTAATTATAAGGATTTATATTTTTATATTTGTCCGGTATGAACCAATTGTCTAAACACTTTTGTATATATGCTTTTTTATCTTCGGTACTGCTTGTGAATTGCAGTTTAGGCATATCCAAATCATAATTATCTATTATACTATTATATATCTCTAAATCTTCCGAGCGTTTACACTTAACATTTGTTAAATCAGACCCTTGATATAATAAGTCAAAAACTGCTTTATCATCGAGTATAATCTCGCCGTTATTATCTATATAATTGTCGTACCACATTAGCCTATTGATAATGAATCGTTATAATCTTCAGAAGATTCTAATTCTTTACGTAAACTTTCTTCAGATTTTTCTTTGATTAATAATTCGATTTGATTAAGAATACCGGTTACTTGATCTCTAACTCTTAAGTTATTAATACCCATAAGTTTTTTTGTTAGTTCGGTTTTCTTTTCAGCAAGTTGCTCTACTGTTAGATTTGAAAAGTCTACAAAAGGATTAAACATTTTTAACTTTATTATGGTGCTCTTGCAATTCTTTATGTTTATTCATTGAAGTAACTGCTAAAATCGCCCCAAACGATATGTGAAATATGGCACCTGCACCTAGTGTTAGAGGTTCCCACCTAGTTACACCTTCGGCCGCACAATCGTGATTTGCACAATGTTCGGCCATTGCTAAATTCCACATTAAAGGAGCAATAAAAAAATCAATCAGGCAAAGAAACAAATAAACTAAACCTGCCCAATCTCTCCAATGTCTATTAATGGTTTTGTTAATACCCATATTACCTCTATTTTTTATCCATAGGGCCTTTTTTCCTTATTTAATATTATATTATCTTCATCTACACATTGTCGATAAGGATGTTTATAGTCAGTATTCCACCCTGCTCTAGTACCTCTTTGTAGTCCCCATCGATTCTTTTCCCAATATCCATAACAACCATCTCCATTTGAATTTGTGAAGGTTGTACAACTACTAATAACAAAAATCCATATTGTTATCATTATTAAACCCCATAATGATATTCTCATAGTTTTGTTTATACCTTATAACTTAATTTGCATTAATGCTTTTTCTTTTATTTGACTATTTTTTTCCTTTAGAATTTAAATTTTTTCTTTAATTTCTTTGGCCATGATAATTTCCTATCTATATATCATTTATTCGTCCTCCACGGGACGGGTTATTTCAAACATGCTACATTCCCATCCTTTTCCGGTGGTGTCACCACCCATATTGTCTAATTCAGTTGGATCTTTAGGATCATCATCAGGCATAATATAACTAATGCTATTCAAAAAATCGTTCCCATCTAGATCAATTGTATTGAACACCAATCGTCTTTCATCAAATTTGTGTCCATCGGGCAGTTCAAATTCGCAATCAATAAAGCCACCTTTTTCACTGCTATATGCAGTAAAATAATGACCGGGATCGTAACAGTAATTGTTACCTTCACTGGTATAGACTTCTCGTTCTTCACGAATCATTTCGTCTTCGAGCCAATAGTCTTTACCTATATCTTCAAAAGCATTTTCTTCTGCGTCTTCATATTTATCTCTAATAGCATATGCATTATCATAATTAATTGTCTCTTCTTGCCCTGGTACTTCTATATCTATATATGAGCTTTCTAAATCGCATCCATAACAATGTTCAACATTATCACATTCATACCAACCTTCTCCATTTAAAAAATCCATATCTTCAGGAATACGATTTTCTTCTACATAATCAAATGCATCCCAACAATATTTTTCTAATTCTTCGTCACCTAATGCTTTCCAATATTCATGTTGTTCTTCGGTAATTTTACCTAATACAAATTCTCCGCCGTATCCTCCAATGTAAATTTTAATTGTATTTTTTTCACTCATACATCTCCGTCTAATCTATTTTCGCTACGTTCAGCGGTAAAATGTCCTTCAGGAAACCTTGCTTTAAGTTTATTCGCATTAATTTCTAATACTTCATTAGGATCAACATTTAATGCTGTACAAGCATTGGCCCAATACCATGCTACATCACCTAATTCTTTTATTAGTCTTGTGCGGATTCCCTCATCTAAAGTTTTTCCTTGGAACAAAACTTTTTTCACTACCTCAGTGAACTCACCGCCCTCTGATACTAAACCAAATGCGGCTGTTAATAGTCTTGGTATATTAATATTACCTTGTATATGTGCATCGGATGCTTCTAATTCTGCTAGTCTATGCAAAAAAGAAGTATACACTTTTGATTCGTCACTTGTAATAGAATCTACAAATTTTCGATATTCATCTAATTTCATTCTTCTCCATTGAATATATTTTGTTTTAACCATTCATAATGAGTAGGTAAGGTTTTTACATACTTTAAATTTTTTGCTCTTTTTTCTGCTAACCATGTATCTAAACTACGTAACCATTCTTTTGTCTTATTAAAATCAGCATTTTGTCTAACATGTTGTTCTTTTATATCTCGTAAATATAATGGATTAAAATCCATTCCTGCCATAATAACACTAAGGGCTTCCTGAGGTTGAAAACTTTGATATGGATTTTCTAAAAACATATGCGGACCTAATACTTTATCTTTATAATAATTTAATGCTTCACATGCTGGAAAAATATTTCCATCATATTGTATTTCATTAGTAACATATTCCCAATAATCTGTGTCATTTCTTTTACAAAAGGCATAATGAAACATTATAAAAGATGCAAATGCCATATCTGCATGTATCCACGAATTAAAACTTTGTTTTAAATATCCTGTTACATTTTCACCATTATCGCCCATTTCTAGAGCATTACAAATATTTGTTATATTTTTATGGGTAAGTAATAATCCTGTACTTTCTAATGGTTCAATAAATCCACAACTTAATCCTACTGCTATAACATTTTTACACCAAGGTTCTTGCCTAATACCAGTTTTCATATCTATATGTAAAATATCTCGTATTGGTTCTTTTCCTGCAATAGGTTTTCTATGCTTTAACAAATATTCTCTAAATTCTTTTTCTGCTTCGTCCTTGGAAATAAAATCAGAACAATAAACATATCCTGTACCAATTCTATCATATAAAGGAATATTCCAACACCAACCAGCATTCATTGTGGTTGCATTAGTATTAGTTTCCATTTCTACATTTTTATCTGTATATGAAATAGATGTTGCTAATGCTTTATCATTAATTAATATATCACTAAATGAATTAAAAGGAACATTTAAAACTTTTTCTTGAAGAACACTATTAAAACCTGTACAATCAACAAAAAGATCTGCAGAATATTTTTCTTCACTTCCTTCTAATTTTAAATAATCTATATAACCATTTTCTTTTTGTACTGCATTTGTGTAGGTACCTAAAACATGTTTAACTCCTCGCGGTTCACAATAATGTAACCTCAACCACTCTCCAAATTTAGAGGCGTCAAAATGATACGCCCTATCTGTTGCAACTCCACTACGCATTCCTGCAAGAGATGTTGTTTGAAAATTATAAAAAAACTTATCTTCATTTAAAGTAAATTTATTATGATCTATTAATTCAATTGTATCCCAAAGAAACTCAGCATATTCTGTAGGAGGAGTATTACATAGTAATTTTCGTTGAAACCATTGATCTTTTCTTTTAAGAGGGGATTGTTCTTCTACATATCTAGGATAAAAACCAAAGGGATAATGAAAGCGAGTTCCTTTACCATCCCAATTTGTAAAATCTATTGATAATTTATATGTTGCTTTACAAAAAGGCATCCAGTCGGTGTCTTTTATGTCTAACATTTTTAAAAAATCATTTATTTCTGCTAAAGTGCTTTCGCCAACACCTATGGTGTTTATATTTGCAGATTCAATTAACGTAATATCTTTATTTGGGAATCTACTAATAAGACCAGCGGCAGTCATCCAACCGGATGATCCTCCGCCTAATATTATAATTTTATTGATTTGCATTAATTAGTTTTAAATTATATTACCATCCTAGGCCTGGCATTTGTCCGTCTGCTGGTATATCTTTTACTGGTGTAAAACTTTCTCCACAACCACAAACATGTTCATATTTTAATCGTTTAAATATAAATCCTTGTTCTACTAGATTGCCAACTTTATAATCGACTTCAACATCCCCAATAATATCATTAAGAATGTATTCGTCTACTACTAGTTTAACACCATATTGTTCAAAAATCAAGTCAGTAGGATCTACTGTATCTTCATAATCTAAACTATACTTCCAACCAGAACATCCGCCTGAATTTGCTCCTACTCTTAAATATGAATCTGCCCAATGTTTATCTTCATCGATACACATTTGTTTAAATTCTACAGCGGCCTTTTCTGTTATTTTAAGCTCACATCCAACTTGGTTTGTATCCATCTTCTTTTTCCTTATGTTCATACATAAATGATGTCCTGCAACCACAGGAACCTTTTGCTGAGGGATTATTAAATTTCAGACCACGATCATTTAAATCATTTGACCAGTCTACTTCTGTATCTTTAATATATATGTGGCTTTTTTTATCTACTAAAATGTTAAGTCCGAATGACTCAAATTCTAAATCAAATTTGCCTTTTCTACTATCAAAATCTACTGTATAGGTAAAACCAGAACACCCTCCGCCTTTGACGCCTACTCGTACTCTTGTGTCGTCGCCAACTTTTTGCTCATTCATTATATTTGATATTACTTTTACAGCTCGTTTTGTAAATGTTACCATGTTGGGGGAGAATCTCCATCGGCGGTTTCAGTTAATAATTGGATAACATCTTTTCGTTTTATCATAGTCGAAAGATGATAATATGTTCCTTCATCTCTTCGTTGGAGTTTTCCATATTCATCAGAACCATCAGTCCAACATTCTAACGCATTACGAATATAAGGATCACCGGGTAAACTCCACGGAGGTCTATTAACATGTGTAATATCTCTCATGGGTTTTATATCCGTTACTCCGTACCATTCTTTAAGATGTGTTAGTAATTCTTCAATATTCATGGCAGAAATATCATCCCATCCTAGATGTTTTCCTTTTCTGCCGGCGTGCCAAAATTTTTGAGGCATAAATTCTCACCCCGCTTTCTTGATGGTCCCCAAAAGTTCCTTTACTAGAGTTGCTTTTGTTTTGCGTTTATCCAACTCAATGTTGAATTCTTTTCTACCTAACGCTTCTAATTGACCTTTCGTCTTTTTCATTAACGAAGTCTTTGTATGTTTTGGACCTGCTTTTTTTGCTTTAGCCTTTGGTGCAGGTGTCTTTTCTTCCTTTGGTGGTATTTCTCCGGGCTCATAATTCGGTGTAGGTCTTCCTACCATTCCTTCTTCTATTGTACTTGCAGGAGGAACCGGTGAACCGGTGAGCCAGTCTACCATATTTTTAAAAAATCCCATATTACCTTTTTTGTTTGTTTTTATAATCTTGTATTGCTGATTTAATTGCGTCTTCGGCTAGTACCGAACAATGAATCTTTACAGGAGGTAAAGATAACTCTTCAACAATGTCTACATTTTTAATACTATCTGCTTCTTCTATGGATTTACCTTTAATCCATTCTGTGGCTAAACTCGAAGAAGCAATTGCCGAACCACATCCGAATGTTTTGAATTTAGCATCAATAATCTCATTATTGTCGCCTACTTTAATTTGCAGTTTCATAACATCGCCACACTCAGGAGCACCCACCAAGCCAGTACCGACATTGTTATCGCTCCCATCCAGACTGCCAACATTTTTAGGTTCATTATAATGCTCCAATACATTTTCGCTGTATGCCATATAATTCCTTGTTAAATTAAAACCAATAATATTTATCGCCTATAAAAAAGGTTTGTGTAATTCTAAACTTTTCTAAATAATCTTTATGTTTAACTTCTGCCGAATGGGGAATTCTTTGTTGATATAATATCATAGTATTTGGTACCATTTTTGATTCATATATACGTTGTCCGTCTATTGAACTTGTATAAAATCCTGTTCCTCCTGCACATTCTTCTAATAAATTTAAATATATAACTCCTGCAAACATACCTGGAGATGGTGGTTGTTTATCTCTGTGAGGCAATAAAGATACTAATGGTTGTGTTGCTGTTGTACGTTTTTGAATATGTTTTGTGTTTAATATGCCTGTTGTAAAAGGAAAATATATTGGTTTAGTATGTGGACCTCCCCATTCTTCAGAAAAATGTTTTAATAAAACATCATTTATTAATGTCCATAATGGAGTTTGGTCGCAAATATAATGAGCTCTATGACCAGGATAATTTGTATGTTTATCTACATTTCTGGCAAACATACAAGGAAGTTCTAATGCAAATTGTCTTACAGAAATATAATCTTCATATACATCAGGAATTTCTGCTACTTTGAGAGGAAATCTATCTTCTATATCTATATCAATTATTTTAATGTCACGTTCTTTGTTTATATCAACATCAAAAACATTACTATCGATAATTTTTGGTATAGATGGTTGTTCTATCATTGTCCGTCTACATCAAATAAATCTTCATTCCATTCTCTATGACCTTCTCTGTAAGCCATATTAGTTTGAGTTTCTCTTACTTCTACTCTGAAACACCAAAGACGCTCTGCTTCTCCGGGGCCCCACATATCTGGAATAAATACTCCATTTACATATTTGTATAGCTGATCAGCAAGACCTTCGCATCCAAGTTTTGGTAATATAGTAAGTTTTGCTAATCCTGCTTTTTCTAGTTGTTTGTAAAGTTCCATCTCTGGTTCATCTTCGGCAACTAATAGAGTATGGTCAAACTGTTCATCAAGAAATTGTTTAAGTTCGCCTAAACCACCATAATCTGCAACCCAGTTTCTAACATCTAAATGATCTGTACCAAAAAAGAATCGCATACTAAAACTATAACCATGAATAATATTACAATGACTGTCTGCTCTCCATTGTCTATATGCACATGGAAATTTATCAACGTATTCTTTCGTGCTATTATATTTGTATGTTCTTGGTTGCCTATTTTCTAAAGTTATTGTGTCGCTCATGCTGGATCCTTGCTTTCCTGTAATTTTTGTTTTATAATTTGTTCTGTACATAACATACCGAACATATTTGACATTGATCGTTGTTCTTCTGTTAATTCACCGCCCCAATTTTTTAAAAATTCTTTTGCTGGTACTGCTTCTCTAAGTCCATCCATTATACAACCACAAATGTTTTTTAAATCATCTGGCCAAAGTTGATCTGATTTGTATTGTGCATCTTCAAATGTCATATAACATCCATTAATAAATCCATATATTACACCTGAAGGATATTTAGGTTCAAATATTGTTTTGCTTTCTTCGGCATGCACTTTTCCATAACTGTCAGTTATTAAAGTCATGCAGGTTATTGGTAAACTTATAGCAAAAAATAATAATATTGCAATTATAATTTTTCCCATGTTGAATCTCCTAATTGTCTTACTTTAGCAATACACTTTCCGTATGGAGATTTGGGTTTCCATTCTTCTGGTGCTATTAATGTTAAAGTTAATTTTTTATTTTTTTCGTACAAATAATATTCTTTTAAATGTACTGGCTTAAAGCCATATTCTGCTGTTGCTATTTTCTCTGCTAATTCCACTCTGTCTACAATTTCTTTTACTTGTTCTACTAATAAATCTGCATGTTCTTGTAATTTTTTTATTTGTTCATTTGCGTGATGACGCATTGCTGTCAAACTATCTTGTTTGACTAAATCTATTTCAAAATTACCTTTCCATACTATATTTTTTCCACTCATTTATATGTATATTATTGCAAGTATTTTACCTGTAATAGCACCAGCAATAATTGCAAATAAAATTAGATACAGTTTCCACATTCATAGGCCTAATTGGTAAATGATGTTTGTACTCCTAATAATTGTGTCAAACATATATTTCTTTTTTTAGGTATTTACTGCTTTATTACATTCATACCTAATATTATTTAAACAATTATTACATATGGTATTATTTTCTCGTTTTTCTTTCGTTTTTTCTAATACATGGTCTAATATTTTAAGTATTTTTCTTTTAGTATTTTTTATTTGGCTTGAAAGATAATTTTCAGAAAAGGTTATATATTTGTTTTTTATATAATGCATAATTTGCTCCTATTTTATATAATTGTATTAGTAAGTTTTGACGATGTATCACGCAACCCTTGCACATATGCTTCTCGCCAATGTTCATTTAATGCATTTTCTACTAATTCTGCTATTTCAGGTTTATTTAAAACAAATTCTCGTAATAATCGAACGTCGCAATGAGTAACCTCATGCGGACAATGTTCGAGACATTCTTGAATATTTACTTCAAAACACGTTCTATCTTCAACTTTACTTTTTTCTTGTGGTTCCATTTAAACACTTCCTTTATAAGATAATACTGTAAAATCTTTTACACCGTCTTTAATATCATTTAGCGTATCTACTACTCCTTGATCGTAGGCGGTCATCCAATGTTCGTCTAATGCCTGTTCTACTAAATCTACTGTTGATGTATTACGAACTGCAACTCTTAAATCTCTAACAGTACAATATGTTTCTGGACATTCTGTGATACATTCCTCGACCGGTATTTGATTACAATTTACCATAGTTTTCTCCTTTATTTTATTATGTTAAATTAAGTTGTGCAAAGGAGGCTTGTACACCCAATATTTGATTATAACAGTCATATAAACAATGATGTTTTGCAGTTTTAGGAAGTTGCATATCTACAAGGCTGTACAATGTTCGGGTGTCCCGTATTTGCCAAAATTTCCACGGATTGCCTCTCTGTAGTATTTTATTTATAGTTTCTATAATCATTATATCGAATATAGAACCATGAGCCCAAAACTGATCGCACCCTTTACAAAACATGTAAAAGTCTTTTAATACATCTGCTATGTCACATCTATCTTCCGGAGCAAATGCTTCTTCTTTAACTTCATCGTCTTGTTTTGCCCACCATTCTAAAGTGGGTTCGTCTGTTCGCAAACCTATTTTTGTACAAGATTCAGGATCAACACGTCTGTAAAAATGTTCCATATTAAATGGATCCTTATCTACATCATTGTCTGTGGGCCTGAACCGTATAGCACCAAATGTTAATAATACTGCATCGGGTCGAGTACTAAGGCATTCAACATCTATCATCACATGGTTTTTCATGTGTTTATTATAACATAAAAAATTTATAAAGTCAAATTGATTCGTACCATTCTGTTAGAAAATCATAATGGTTAGGAAAAGTTTTTATTACATTGTCCATTCTATGTTTATGAACATCTAATACCATTTTACTATACTGTATAAAATCATCACTATATGATCTTTTAATATTTTCGTAATGACCAAATCCTTTTAATAATTGCCACCAATGACCAGAAGCAAATATAGGAGAATTTGCTTCAACATATCTAAAACCTGGCATGTCTTTCATTTGCATATCATAAAACATAGTTTGGGATAAAGGCCCATCTTTTATTGCATTATACATAGGCATTATTTTATCTGGTATTGGTCTTTCTTTTATTTCTTTCCAAAATTGTGTATCATTTTTTGGCGCCATTCTATAATGCATATATATAAAATCTACCATTTCATCTACTTGTATACTAAACATTCGACTTATATGCGATCCCATAGCCTCATTATACATATTTTGTGTTTCATATAATAACTTGGCTAAATTACCTATTGCAATTACTGTAAATGCTAAATTTGTTGCTTCTAATGGTTCTAAAAATCCTGCAGAAAGCCCAACAGCATATACATTTTTAATGGATATTGTTTCTCGTGTTCCTGCTTTAAATGGTATATGTAATGCTGGCGAATCCCAATCATTTATTTTTGTTCGTATTTCTTTTTCTGCATCATCTTTATCTATATATTTGTCACTGTAAACATATCCATAGGCTAAATCATCATAGGTAGGTATTGTCCACATCCAGCCCGAAGTCATTGCAGTAGATTTGGTATAAGGATGACATTCTTTTTGGGGATTGGTATATTTTTTTCTTATCGCTATAGCATTATTTGTAGGTAAAATCTCCTGTACCGAATGCCATTGGCATTGATATATAAGATCAAATAAAACAGAATTAAATCCCGAACAATCTACAAAAATATCACCTGAAAGATTTTCCATTCTATCTTCTAAAATTAACTCTTTTACATATCCTTCTTGATCTAAATTTGCATCTACGACACTATCAACGACATGTGTTACACCAAGTTTTATACATTCTTGTTTTAAAAAATCTATTACTGCAATATTGTCCCATTGTACTGCATTAGGCGGAGGAGTAGAATGACCATTAAGATAATTAAATCGCTCCTTACCCATTTTAGGTGATTTATTGTTTATTGCTAATCGATATGAAGGAAACCAATTAGACCAATCTTTTGCAGTCATGCCTGTTGCTATTGCGGCATCATGTGTACCATACGAATCATATTCTGTTGTATCTAGTATACTAAATACTGCCGATTCACTATCGACTAAAAATTGATTATCAGGATTCCATCCGTCAAACATTACTCCCGATTTATAAGTTGCCTTACATTTTGGCATCCAGTCTGTTTGATTATATCCTGCGAATTCGAAAAAAGCAGAAACCGATGGTTGAGTACTTTCACCTACTCCTATGGTGGATATCTTTTTTGATTCTATTACTGTTATATTATATTCTTTTCTTTTTAGTAAGAATAGTGCGGCCATCCACCCAGAGGTTCCGCCACCTATAATAACAATATCTTTTACTTTTATATCTTTCATATTAATTTAATAATTTAGAATTAGGAATAAGTTCGGATAATTCGTCTTGGTCACCTTCGTAGACTTCAACTACTTCTCCGTTATCACCTAATTTAGAAACTGAAATTGATTTTTCTATTGACCCGTTTTCTAATTGTTTTACATCTAATTCAAAAAGAATATTGTCATGTGTAACTACTTCTATATGTCCTTCTTTAATAAAATTAGGATTAATATCGGGATCGTCTTCGATATTATCGTTAAAGGTTTGTATTACTTTTCGAAGCTCATATAATATATCATTCATAGAAGTTTTAATATTATAGAAACAGAAGGGTCAGAAAGCCAAAAAAGGCGTTTAACATTAACTCGCCCTTGCTTAAATTTTTTAAGAGTATTTTTTTGAGCTTTCCAACCAGTTCTACCTAACGTCCTGTTTAGGTAATGAACAATAGAATAGAAATGATCTCTATCACGTATGTTCAAAGATACAGCGACATATTCTTCTTTGTCTACCTTATAGGCTTTGCCTTTCCTTAATTTTTGCATACCGTATCTCTTAGTATATTAAAAAATAAAACATGTAATCAGCGGTATTATTGCCATATACTCAATTTAAGAACGAAAGCAAAATCTTTTTGTTTTTAGCCATATCGCGAATAGGCTAAGGTTTGTTGATTTCGCATTTCCTGAACCGGCTACGATTAATTTTCAACATGCTTGCATATTACAGGCAGAGGTTAATAAGAGCGAACCGAACTTTGTCACATCCTGTTTCTATCGGTAGGCGGACTTTATGGTCATTTGAAACACATCTTGATCAAGTTTACTACTATAAACAGCACGTAATTGATTAGATCAGTTCTTCCTGTTTACATGACGATATTTGTCCGCCTAAAATTATTTATCTTCAATATACTCTGTTAATTCGTAAATCTTGCCATTAGGGCCGGAAAGAAGGTATTTTCCTGATCTTTTATCAAGTGATGCCATGCCCATTTTATCATTATAATTAAATGCTATTATAGTTCGTTGGCCGGGCCCTTTAAATGGATATGCTATATGCCCAATAGATGCTGGAAACAATATTACTAATCCTGGTTCAGGTTGTACATAATATGAATGATTTATTTCTAAAGTATGCTCATCATAAATTCCGTTACTTAATAAATGTAACATACCATCAGGAAATGTCTCTGGTTTAATACTATCGGGTACTTCTAAAAATAAAACTGCCGATAACGCACATTGGGGATGAGTATGCCATGCTTGATAATCTCCTTCTTTATATCGTACAGTCCATAAATTTGTAACTTCAAATTCTCTACTTTTAATCCAATTAGCCGTACCCATATTATGATGCATATCTACATATAATTTTGCGAGGTTTTCTAAAAATTTAGTAACTTCACCTCGAACTTTAATCCATTCGTCATCTTCGTATGCATTCCAAGTTGTAAGATCATTCATCTTTATATTACGTTGATATGCATTATATGATGATGTATTACCTATTTGATTTGTTATATTTTCTTCTTCAGTTATTTTATCCGGCATTCGGTTGTTTAATTCTAAGAAATATTTAAACACCGGTTCATCAGATATGTTAAAAGCGGAAATATGTGTATGGAATATATTACGAGGTTGTATTTTCATTTTAATATCATTACTTGAGTTCTCATAGGTAAATCCATGTATCCTTTTGGAAAATTAAATTTATGAAAATATTCTCCCGGAAATAAAATACATTTATTTATTTTGCCAGGTATAGATTGAATTAAATCATATTCTGTTAATGTATGCTGTTCGTCCCATACCGAATCACTTAGTTGTTTATTTGTTTTAAATTTATCTGTTTCTGTTAGTTGACCATAATGCCACGATTCGTAATAAAATAATTGTGATATTATTTCTTCTTTTTTTAATTCGTCTTGGGTTATTTTATATCTTTCATGATCAGAAACCTTCATAGGTTTATGTTTCCAAAATTGAATTTCAGGGATTTCCTTCCATTGAGGATCGGTATTAAAATCTAAAAATATAAAACATACAAAACTATTTTCGGGTAACCATTGGGGCCTATTAGGATGATTTTGTAATTTTAATCTTTTAGATGTTGGCAAATAATTATAAAAAAAATATGATTTTTTTAAAGCCCCCGGATATATAGGTCGTTCTGCAGAAATAATGTCTAACTCGGTAGCACTATCATAAAGTCTTTGCTTACATTGTTCACGTTCTTTATTCCAAGAATGACATTTATCTATTTCCTCGGGAGGGACAAGCATACTATCTAAAAGATGTTTCTCGCCTTTTTCAAAAAGTTCATCCCAACATGCCGTCAAAACATTATCATGATGTGAATTATATGCATCAACATGCATTTCATAATCCCAATATGTAGAACTAATACATTGGCTTTCAACACTAGTAACATCTTTATCATACACTTCTTTAATGATAGGTTTAAGTGTGTCTAATGTATTATAATCTGGAAAAATATCCGACACAGTTCCAGCTGGACCGACAGGTAACAATCGAGGATATAATCTATCTCTTGTTTCAGGTTTTAAAGTTAATCGTTTTTCTATTTCTTTAAGAACTTTTTTAGATTCTTCTGAATTATCTAAATAATCGTTATTATATTTCCAATAATCAGATTCTTGAGTATGATCTGGACACATGGATCTTAATTCTTTTAAATCTTCATAAAAATCTTCAAAAGATAATGCTATATTGTCACCAATAACATGTCGAGTATAATTAGTTGTTTTTATTTTCATAAGGTAGTTTTTCTATTTTTCTATAATTTCTACATCTTCCGAATTCATGTATTGCCATTCCACCAATTCGTCTAAATTGGATATTGGGAAAGGAATGAAAGGTCCAGAGAAGTTGTCTTGTGGTAGCAGATTCCACTGAGAAGTGGCGTTCTGAGCCTCTACTACAATAATGGAGAGATCCTTCGTAGATATTTCTGTATTCTTCTTCTCCGCCAATGTCAAATCCTATAAGATATATTATATTTGGTAATTGCGTTGCGGCATAATAACATGCTAATGCTCCACAATTCCATTTTTTCCATTTATTATTTGTTTCGATATGTGTCGCCGAAGGACAACTATATTTATTCGGTGAAATTACTGTATGTGCTTTTGAATAACCACTTACATGAATTTCATTGCACATTCTATCATCAACACAAAAAAGAATGTCAGGTTGAAATTCTCTATATATTGCATTACATCCGTATACTATATAATCTTTTTTTAGTTGCCAAAGATCTATATTTTTTCTACTAACACCATTTCCGACAACTATAATATCATACTGTTTCAATTTCGACGTTTAGAGGATGGCCTTTAGATCTTGCCAAATGAGTAGTTTCTAATGCTTTTTGTTCGGCTATTTCATAAAAAAACACACCAGCAGTTCCTTTACCTTTTTCATGAATATCTATCATTATCTTTTCTGCGGCTTCTTTTGAATGATGAAAAATAGCCATTAATGCTTCTACAACAAATTCCATTGGTGTAAAATTATCATTAATAAAAATGACTTGATATTTTTCGGGTTCTTTTAAATTTTGAACTGTTTTTGTATCTTTTTCAACTATAGTTTCAACATCAGGCATGAGCAAACCTTTTTTTATATTTAGTTAATATGAATGCGGTGCCAGTTTTGACACCGCATATAAAGTTGCTTAATTAACCGTGATAGGAATTACCTTAGGCTTTTCTTCCTCAGGAATTTCCTGTTCTAAATCAATAGTCAACATGCCATTTTTAAGGGTTGCATCCTTAACTAGCACATGTGGACCTAAACGAAAAGTTCGCTCAAAAGAACGGTTAGCAATACCACGATGAGCAAAATGATCTTTGTCATCATTTTCTTTACTTTCAATTTTACCTTTAACTGTAAGATTGCGTTCTTTTTGTGAAACTTCTATATCATCTTCACCAAAGCCAGCAATGGCCATTGAAATTACCCATTTACCGTCATCAAGTTGCTCGATGTTGTAGGGTGGATACCCTGTAGACGAACCTGTATATGTGTTAGAAAACTGCTCTAAGTCTCTAAACATACGGTCCATTCCAACCGTAAACGGTGTTAGTGAAGTAATGAAATCGCTAAGATTTTCGGTTGTGAGGTGTCTATGTGTCATAATTTTCTCCTTTTTTATAAGCAAGACAGAGTTAGATTAACCCATTATGGCATTAATCTTCTCCTCATATTATTTATCACTATTATAACATGGTATAATGATAAAGTCAATAATTTTTTATTCTACCTTCATATAATTTTTCCAAGTTTCGTTCTATACGACGAATTGCTTGAGCTTTAAGTCTGCGCCTTTTCTTTGACGGTTTTTCATAGGATTGTCGGTCCCTACATTCTTTTAACGTGCCTTCGGCATTAATTTTTTTCTTTAATAATTTAATTGCTTTTTCTGCATTATTATTTCTTACTTCAATTGTTAACATTTTAAAATTGCTACGATACTTGAACCGACAAATTTAGGCTCTGAAAGGAAATCTGTTTTCAAACTTTTCGATAATCGTTCAAAAAGTTCTAATCCGTGCTCTTTGTATATATACCGTTCGCGACCTTTAAATCGAACTACAATTTTTACTTGATCACCTTTATCTAAAAACTTTTTAATTTTGTTTGCTTTAACTTCAAAATCATGGTTATCAATTTTTGGTCTAAATTGCATTTCTTTTAACTCAGTCCGAGTTGCACGAGCATTTTTTGCTAGAGCTTTCTTCCTTTGTTGTTCTTTATATACGTATTTATTTAAATCCACAATTTTTGCAACCGGTGGATCTGCTTTTTCAGATACAACTACAACCTCTAATTCCCGTTCACGAGCAATTGATATGGCTTTTCTAGTCTCCATAACTCCCAATTGTTCGCCCTTTTCATCTATAAGCCGTAACATAGGGTGGCTTATATAATTACTTCGTCTGTTGTTTTTTCCCGTAAACGAGGAATGGTTCCTGTTGTTTCGTGATCGTGTCTTCATTTATAACTACCTTTTCTATGCCTTTCTTTTCGTATGTTGGTAAGTTAAATTGCACATCTAATAATGCATTTTCTATAACTGATCGCAATCCTCTTGCGCCGACTTTTGTATCATTACAAATTTTAACTATTTCTTCACATGCTTTATCTGTAAATTCTAATTTAACATTATCCATTTCAAATATTCGTTTAAATTGTTTAATAATGCTATTTTTAGGTTCTTGTAATACTTGTATTAACTGTTTTTTTGTAAGTTCTTTTAAACCTACACGTACAGGTACTCTACCTACTAATTCAGGTATCATGCCATACTCAACTAAATCGTCTGGTTCTACTCGATTAAAATAATTTGTGTCATCTTGTTGTTCATCTATTATTGCTCCAAATCCTATCGATTTTGTTTTGTTTAATCGTTTTTTAATATGCTTTTCTAAATCTATAAATGCTCCTCCTAATATAAACAATATGTTTTTAGTATCAACTTCTACTATTTCAGATTGAGGATGCTTTCTTCCACCTGCTGGGGGTACACGAACTTCGGTGCCTTCTATCATTTTTAACAATGCTTGTTGGACTCCTTCGCCGCTTACATCTCTCGTAATACTTGCAGATTCAGATTTTCGTCCTTTTTTATCTATTTCATCAACATATACAATACCTTTTTCTGCCCTATCAATATCATATTCTGCATTATGCAATAGTTTAGTTATTAAATTTTCTACATCATCGCCTACATATCCTGCTTCTGTTACTGTAGTTGCATCGGCTATTGCAAATGGCACATCTAATATTTTTGCTACTGTACTTGCCATTAATGTTTTACCACAGCCAGACGGACCTAATAACAGTACATTAGATTTATCCAATTCTATGTCTGATGCTATATGATTAATTCGTTTATAATGATTATATACTGCTACTGATAAGACTTTTTTTGCTTCGTGTTGACCAATGACAAATTCATTTAAATGGTCGTAAATTGCTTGTGGGGTGTAAACATAATGTTCATTAATTTCACTTTCTTCTTCACTAATAATATCAAAGGAAAGTTTAATACATTCGTCGCATATAAAAGCGCCGTTGTCAGGACCTTGAATTAATTTTTTAACTTCTTCTCGAGTTTTATTACAAAAACTACAGATAAAGTTTTTAGTGTTCGGGTTCATGTGGTGTATTAATCCAACTCACTTTCTTGCTCTTGCCGGATGCTAAAGATTTTAATAATGACCTTCCTTTACTAACTAATGGTTCTAAAACTGTTTTATTTGTTTTATCAACTAATACTGGTACTACTTCGTCGTCTTCTTTTTCTAATTCTTTTGCTACTTTTTCTCTTACTTCAGGATCTGCTTTCTCTAATATTTCTTTTATTTCATTTATATTCTGTTCTGTTTCTTCATCTTTTTCTGGATGAATAATTCCAGCAATTCCTGGTTCAGGTGATCGTGTTGCTTTTCCTATTGCAGGTCTAATATCGTCCCGCTGAACTTCCTCACTTGCTTCTGAAACGCCAACCTCTTCTTCCTCTTTATGTTCAACAACATCTTCATCAACTCTAACTTCTCGCTCAGGTTCAGGCGGTTCCGGCTCAGGCTCTGGTTCTGTTTCAGGAATTGGTCTTTCTGGTATATCTTCCTGTTCAATTCTAACATCATTATCGTCTTCCTTTCGCATATTTAAAGGTTTTAAATCAATATATTGCCGTATAGTCATATTTCCTGCAATAACTAATAATACTGCAAGAGGATCAAAAACAAATATTAATAATAAAATAACTCCTCTAACTGCACTATCTAACATACCCGATGCATTATCACCATATATAAATTCTGCAATATATTTTACCGGACCAACTTCTACTTCTAATGCTCTGTATGTTTTTTCTAAAACCAATTTATCATCCCTAACGCTATCGACTATTACTTGTTCTGCTTCAATAAATCCTTCTAATTCGTTTACACGTTTATCTATATCTTCTGTTTTTAAATTAGATTGTTCTTTAAGTGTAGCAATACGTTTATTAACTGCATCTACATCAGGTGCATATCTTTTATCTATTTCTAATAAATCTAATTTTAGTTGATCTTGTATTTTACCAATATCTCTACGAGCAATCCATGCAATGCCTCTTTCACGTTGTCGTATTTTATCTATTTCTTCTTGATTGTCACCTTCACGTTTACTAATAAGTGCTATATCATCTTTTGTTCTTTGATCTGAATCTTTTAATTTTTCTTGTTGTATATCAATTGCGCCTTTGGCAGTTAATCTTAATGCTTCTTTTTCTGTATCAATACGACTGTATAATCGTTGTAGTTGCTCTTCTTCACTAGCAACTATATTATCTACTCTAACGTTTTCGCCTTTGTTTAACCGATCTATTTCATCTGTCCAGCGTGTTATTTTTGCATTTGCTCTAACTAACTTGCCTTCATAAACTGTTATTTGGGCAACTTGCTCTTCAGACATTGCAGTTTGTTCTAAGTGTGCTTTAGATAAAAACCCAAAGATACCCATAGATGTAATAAACATTAAACCTACTACTGCACCTGTAAGATATATTTTAAGAAATCTAGGTACTACCTTCCAATAATTATAAAGCCAACTTGCTGTAACTAATTTACCTACTTCTAATACTCCGCCCATAATAGCAATTGCCAAAGCGGCTCCACTAAAAATAGCCATTAGTCCAACAATAGAATACCAGGCGGCTACTCCTGATATTAATAATGCCGTAAATAGCACAAATAAACCAAATATCATTCCGATAATGCCTCCGTTAGTCCAATTTTTGTTATAGTTGTATTAAAATCATGCCATGCATCTTCTACTATTTTAGTAGGTGGTAATTTATAATCTAATCCAACTGGGTCTATATCAAAAGAATATGAAATTCTGTCTTTTGAAGATTTGTTTACATCTGTTCCGTGTAATGCAACAGAAGGAAATATTACGAACTGCCCCGGCTTTACTTTTATATGAGATCTTTCAGCAGGCCCTTTGTTAGGTTCGTATAATAAAAAATGTCCATATGGATCGCCCCTGTCAAACCAAAGATCTCCTTGGTCAGGACTATGAGATGGATAATATGCTGAGGCAAACATATGACGAGAATGATTGTGTCCTCTAATTACATCACCTGGTTTTGTTATTGTCGACCAGCATCGTTCTATGTATAACATACAATTTTCTGGTGCTTTTAAAGATGCACCTACATACTTTGCATAATCATATGCACATGTCATAATTTTACCTAAAAGTTCCTGAGGAAATCCAGGAAAATTATGACACCTATTCATAATCCATGTATGGGCACCAATAAACGATTCTTTATTATCATTATATTTTGTACGGACACCCATTTCGGCACCAGGTATTTCCCAAAAAGTATCAGCGTGTTCTTGTGAAAATTTATCAAGAGTATATGCCCGTTCCACCAACCATTGGTTTATTGAGTGATGGCAGTCAAGGTCATATACACCTATTCTAAACCCAAAGGGTTCATATATTTGTCTTTTTATAATTTGCTTATCGGGTTTGGCCATATATTATGGATGACTATGTGTCGCATTTTGAATAGTCTCGGTACAGCCCATTTTTCCATATAATGTGGCTACATCCGTATCTAAAACAGGACATGTAATTTCTTTTCGTTGGTAATAAAGTTTATTTTCAGTACCTGCTGTTATTTTTTTAGGATAATAAACATGTCTAAGTTGGGAAGTTGAAACGCCATTGAACGATATTCCTTCGGCGGCTAATCTTTTTACTGCTAATGCTCCGGCAGTATATGTTGAATCTGGGTGTGTTGGTTGTTTTGCATATGTTACTGTAAATGTACTTGATGCTGTAGGAACACCTGTGCCTGCAGGTAATGTTTCACTATCGATTTCAAAACGTACAATTTCTTCTGTTTCTCCTAGTCTAGCAAGCATATTATGAAAACGCATATTACTTCGTTCTATTGCTTCTGCTTTAGCATCTGTGCTAATATTAGCTGAAGTATATGCAGAACTATCTGCACTTGCAACTGTTCCATTTGTGCTGGAGGCAGTCATAGATCCAGTAGTAATAGCATATTCATATAATTTAGGAGTAGCGGCACCATCAGCATTTGAATTAGAAATATTTGTAGTACTATTAACTGTTAGCGGATCATTTAAAAAAGTTGCACCTGCATGGTTTTCTCCGGACCCATTTGTTTTACCTTGGGTAGAAGATCCATCTGATCCGTATGCTGGGCTTGTTATTGTAAATCGTTCTTGTGACATTTATAACTCCTAAGTGTTTTAATTATTTATCTTCATTTGTTGGATAAGGGGTAGCAAATCCTTCTTTTATAATTAAGTCATTTATGTTTGTAAGTTCGCCATGTTCTTCTTTAACAAAAATAGTTCCTAATATTCTTCCAACTTTACCTCGTTTATTTAACATTGTTCGTACTACAATTTCCTTAGGTAAAATTTCTATTAATCTATTCTTTGATGCTAATCCCTTTTCTCGTTCTACACTATCATGTGATTTAGGATCGGGAGCATTAACACCAAATAGTTTGATACGTTGGCCAATATGGACTTGAAATCCCATATCAATATCGGCATCAATAGTACCCCCATCTATAACTCTTACAAGTCGTGCTTTGTATTCGTACATGCATAATCCTCTTTTAATCTAAATTTTCTATATACTTTAAAATTTTATTAATTAAATTTCGCATAGTTTTATTATCTGTATCTTCAAAACTAGAAAGATACGCAACGAAATTTATGCTATCTTTTAGAATACTTAAATCACCCGTTCTAAATGCATTTATGATAGTTTCTTTATCATGCCGACGTAACAATTCACTTGCTATATTGTACGAAAAAGCTTCTACTTCGTCGGGTTTTCCTAAATAATCTCTTTCTGCCTTGCCTTTTTCAGGTCCTGTATATTCAGAGCCTGGATGGCGTAATTTTCTTTTTCTTGCCTGTCTTTGATGAATTCTTTCGTGTCCTATTGCATCATTAATTCTAACAACCAATTCATCAAAACCTTCTTTAGAGAAACTATAAGTTCTCTGTCTATTATTAAACAACAAATCTAAATTTGTTGCATAATGATCTGGATCATTCCATTTATCAACACTTTGGGAATAACCAGCATTCATATTTATTTCATCCTTAGGTACGTTAGATGTGTTTGTAAATTCAACCTCAACTCTATATGGTTCTAACGCATCTTGGACAATACTAGTTAATTTATATTTGTCTAATCGTTGCCCTACTATTTCTGGCTCCATACTTTTTAATGAAGCCAGTAATTTTTTATGTGCATACGGTTTTGTTACTTCATATATAAACATACAAATATTTATCGTGATGCGAGTAGTTTAGGATTCTCCCATCTATAGAATAAATGTGTATCTATTGTTACCGTTTTAACAAAATTTTTACGTTTTGACCATCGAGGAAACTTCTCCATCCAACCTGCATGATAATGAGTTGCTCCTTCGGTAAAATCAATAATCATCATCGAGCGTTTAAGAAAATATTCTGATAAGGCCAATGAATATGCCCAGGCTTTTTTATTTTTTGGTTCATCTAATTTTCCATCGCAATACCAACTAAATTGACAGCGGTCTCTAAAAGGATAATATTTTTTCTTTTTCTCATTGTAATAATGTTTTCCTTCATGAACTACTTTACAAATAGAAGCAGGAAATCTTTTATCTGCAACTCTATTCATTGTAACCAATATTACCGCAATCTTTCCTGATAAACTTTCATTCCTTGCTTCATGATAAATGTTCATAGCAAGACATTCTACTTGTTCTTTTGAGAACACCATAAACGTATTTCTAAATTTTGGTTCTGTATGTTGTTCAATTTGCTTTGTGGCTTTTGATATCTCGCCCTGGATTCCTAACGCCATTCCACCTAAAAAAAGATATGACAAGGCGGTTAGTATAATTTTTTTCATACTATTATTCCTCACTAAATTTTAAATATTAAATTATTTTTTTTGTCATTGGTGTAAACCTCAAATTCGTAAAAGGAATCCCTGCCTAGGATCATTCGTGAAATAAGACAGGGACTAGTTTAGAATTCCTCGTTACTTCTTGTTGTAGATTCCCCAAAGGATCCATAACGCGATTAAGCCAACAAGTCCTTCTCCACCTAATGCTTTCACGAAACTGATTACATTACCTAGGATGTCGATAGGAAGGAATACTACGTTTGTACCAAAAATGATTTGGAATACAACGCCTAATGCTATGACCGAAAGACCAATTTCTGTAAGTCCTCTAATCCAAGCAGATACATTTTTAATAATGTCCATAGTTTTTTACTCCTGTTAGTGATTATCTATAATCACTAGTATATTTACCTGGTTTTTTAGTATATTTGGTTGTTTTGACCACTTTTCAGTGTTTTTTGGTGGTTAACTATTACTATAATAAGGGGGACTTAGTCCCCCTAATTTAAATTATTTGTTTTCAACAAATTCGTAGAGCTCAGTGGCCTTAGTCTTAATATCATCAATGCTATATGACTTTGGCTGAAGTTCTTTCCAAAACTCCATAGTTGCGGTACCGTTCTCTATTGCTAGATTCCAAGCATCCGTAACAAATTGCTCTTGCCTTGCTGTTTGTTCTTGAAGATAGCCTTGGGCCATTTCAAGTAATTTGAATCTAAGTTCAAATGGATTACTAGACATAATTTTCTCCTTGTGTGTGTCTGTGTGTAATGGGGGAATTCTTCTGTTCCCAAGTGACCCCCCGGAGGACAATCCTCTAACTCGGCTACTGATTATGCGGCAAGCATAACCTGTGCAGGTGAATAATCGTTATTATTTGCGATTATGTTTTTTGTTGTCTCGTCGTTGCATCCCACGGTGTCGATATCTATTTCACCCCCATCAACTAAAAACTAAAAGAGCCAAATACTGTTATTTTCTAAAAAATTTATTCCAAACAAAACAATACCTATTATAAGACTAATAATAACGATTGTAGCAAATTCCCCGTCCATACCGATTCTCCCCGGAAGTACGAGTTTCATTTATTCCATTAAATGCTTCTAATTTTTATTTGGTGGAGGTGGGCGGAATCGCACCGCCGTCCAGTCGTTTTCAACAAAGAGTCTTTAACAACATTAATATTTATTATAACATAATTAAAATTGTGTGTCAACCGTCTATTTTATGCACTTATTACATTACTATTATCAATTCTTATCCAATTAGCACCGTTATATACAACCATGCAAGCACCACCTGTTTCATTTGAACACCATGCTTGTGAACCTTGATCATTAGCACTATAAAATGCCGCTAATGCATTTAGTTCAGCAACTGTATAACTAGGTGTTTTAATTGTGCCTGCCGCCGAAGATACTGTTAATGAAGCAGTTGAATTTCCTGCTGAATTAATTGTAAATGTAGATTGAAATGTACTTGCCATTGCAATACCTGAAGTATTTTCTACAGGAGAAACATGATCATCAGATGAACCTATTGTAGGATACATTGCTGATGTATTTTGACCAACTATAGTTAATTGATATACATTGCTTGCAATCATGTTTTCTACTGGTGTGTATGTTAATAACTTATTACTATATGTAATAGTTCCGCCTGTTTCAAATGTATTTGTTGTAGAATTTTTAAATTTTACTGAACCACTACCTGCTGTTAATACTGCAACATTACCTGTTGCTGTCCAATATGACGAACTAGTTGGTGGTACTTGGTTTGTGTTATTGGCTACTGCTGAAGAATATTCTGCTCCATTATATTCTACCAAATCACCTATTGAATATACTTTAGTAGCCGACCATGTAGTTTGAGTATCACCTAATGTAAACGTACTAAAATCCATATCTTGATTAAATCGTACTTGAACTATTCCGTCAATTACAACGGTTGTATCGCCCGAACTAGGTGTAATTTCAAGAATTCTAGGTCGCTCAGATGCCAATGTTGTGACTGTACCTGCGGCAATTGCATCTGGTGTTTCTAATGATCCTTGGGTAAATTCATATTTGTAACCAATTACATTACCACAATAATCTTTTTCTGCAACTTGGGTATAAACAGGTGCAATATAAGATTCTCCTGCAGATGCTAATGCAATTGAATCTTCGTCTAAAAATGCATCAAATATATTAGTTAAAATTGTACCATCTGTTCGTTGAACAGGATATCCTGCCAATTGATTCCATATTGTTAATATATTTTGAGCGTTATTAATTGCAGTAGGCATATCTTGATAATTTGCTATTGCTTTTTGTTGTTGTTCTGGAGTTTGATCAGGTAATGATGTTCCTACATAATTTGTTGCACCTTCTCCTGCTACTGCCTCTTTACATGTAAATTGAATTGCTTGTATAGAAAGCATTTCTTTGCCAGAAATTGAGGTAGGTTTAAGTGGAGAAGTATCATGGTTAGTCGAACCAACTGCAAATGTAAATGTTGAACTTTGATAGGTTGAAGTATCTAAAACAACTGTCCCACCAAATATTGTATCTCCGTCACCTTCTGGCTTAGGATTAATTGCTTGTACTCCTGTTGAGTTCCAAATTCGTTCATTACTACCATTGATATCTGGTCCGCCAAGTATTCTTATAGTTCCGTAATATCCCGAACTAGGTGCCGTAGAATCAGGTAACCTACAAGTAAGTGATGCTGGATCCATTTTTTCTGTAAATTTAACAACAACATCTAATGTAACTTTTGTCGATGTTGTTGCTGTTGCATTGTTTATTTTTGTAACTATTATTGGTGCTACTTCTGTCCCATCTGCGGCAAATTGTACAGTACTATATCCTGATTGAAATATTTGTACTTCGGGATTACTATCAGGTAATGTTACAGGTGCAAGGCTATCTCCTGTGCCTCCGCCCAATCCATTTTGCTCCATTGCCGCATTTGCTATGTCATTTTCAAATTGTATAATTCTTTTAAAATCATCAGCAATAGACATTAATTGTGCAATCCAATCATCAACCATACCACTAATATCTATACCTGCTTCTAATGCATCACGAATTTCTTGTAACAATCCACCATTTATATAAGCATCTGTATTGAGCTTTCCTGTAGAAAAATCAAAACAGACACTTGCTCTATCTGGTATTACTCTACCTAATTTATTAAGAATTGCTTCGCCTTTACCTAAAAATGCTCCCATAACTGTTTCCAATAAATTTGGAATAGGTTTGGGATTTATCGGTGTGGCACAAAAGTTAATCATACTTGCTATTGCCGCGGCTTCACCAATAACTGCATTAAGTCTCATTAATGTAGCAGATAAACCTGTATGGGTATTAAATGCTTGAAGAGCCGATCGGCATGCCCCTAATGCACCCATTAATGCCGCATTTGCACTTGCAAGACCTAATAATTCATTTAGGTTCATATCTAAACAAATTTGTATTTGAGGCATAGGTTTTAAACCATTGCCTGCAAGTAAATTACAAATCATAGTTTTCATATTTCCGCCTATTTCTGCCCGTACTACTGTAGAATCTCCATATGTACCTTCAAGACCTACCGAGTGCTTTTCAGCTGAAATATAATTATTAAATGTTTGTAAATTGTCTCTAAATTCGCTGTATGCCATTATCCACCTATCTTAACATTAGGAGAAATCATTTTTTCCAATTTTTTCTTAATTGCTTTATCATAAATGCCGTAATAACTTTGTTTCGGATTAGGATTACTAGGCGGTGTTTTAGTTAAATCTAATCCAGTTTTATTACATTTGTCCCAATCTGCATCGCCAGGACTTGCTTCAACTGAAGGCAAATACCATTGATAATCTGGTGGAACTCCATTTGAAGTATTACCTGGACCTGCTCCGGCACATGCATTACTAGGAGGAGTAGACCCGCCACTACCATATTTTTGACGTAAATTATGCCACATTTCCATATCGGATTCATTGGCGGCACTATTACCGTCTATAAAACATGTTTTTGGGGTATTAACTCTATGTGAGGGCTGAAGTGAATCCCGTGTTTTTATTGCATCTGTATAAGATGTATCAGGAGCCGTTTGGTGCAACGATATAGGTTTATCATTACATTTTACTGTAGGATTTGGAATGAAATTTATTCGACTGTAATCCATCATTTCCAAACCGTTTGCTACACAAACCTTGCTTGAAGGTTTTGTTAATTCTGTCATTGCCGCGGGCATTCATATTTCCTTTATACTAATGTTATACCGCTCATTTGTGAACTGTATTCTTTTGCTATACTTTCTACAGGTTCAGCAATTGCAACGATATGTTTTTTACTAATTTTTACTGCCTTACCTGATTTCATATCTACGGCTTGTAACCAAGGCATTAATGCTATGCCTTGTTGTGTTATTCCTACCATAAATGGTCTATCTACAGTATATGAATCAGCATCATCTTCTACGTAAGAGCATATTAACTCTTCGGATGTTGTTAATTTTAATGTAACAACATCTCCTTTTTTATTTGTTTCTACTAACATATTTATTTGTTTTTTAGGAGTTGATCGACAGCGGATATTTTTACAGGAATTAAATTTGTTCTATAAATTGCTTTCCATAATTCATTGGCTCCGCCTACCCGCCAATTACCATAATAAACAAGCGGAGCCTTATCTGCATTGTGTTTTTCTTTAAATTCTTTTTTTGGTATATCTATGCCAATACGAATTTCATCATATTCGACTCCTCGTTCTTCCATTATTATTTTTGCATGGTCACATAATTTACAATTATCAATAGTGTAAATTGTTACATTCATGCAACTTCTTTTAATAATGTTGTCTTAGGATCTTCTTCTTCTAATGCCCATTCTTTTTGTTCTTCATCAAAATCAATAGGACATCCACCTGGTGCTACACCACAATCAACATGTTCTCTACCTATATCTTCTGTCATTGCAACTGCAATTGCTCTGCTAATTTCTTCATATTTAAATTTAGAAACTGCTTCTTCTGGTTGATATTCATATGCAGAAATATCTGCTTGTGGCATTACAGAACATGCTCTTACAGTAGATTGGTGCTGTTTAATCATATCTTTAAAATGCTTATAATCTACAATTTCAGGTACATACTTAAGAGTATAACTAATTTGATTGCCAACATCTTCTGCTAAAGTCCCATCTTCATTGACACCTTGAATCCAATATTTTTCCCCTAACTTTAACCATTGATATTGTTCTTGCGGTGTTGCTTCACCTGCTGTAACAAGATTTTCTTCCAAACCTAATCCAGCAATAACTGGTTCTGTCGGAAACCCTACAATAGTAGTTCCACTATACTGTACTAATTCTTTTGTAGGATAACCATTTTTCTTATATTGCTCTACCAATGGATCGTCATTTCTAAACTGTACCCATCGCATATACCATGCTAATGCTGGTAAATGCCAACCTTCAGTAAGACCAAATAATTTACTTGTAGTTCCGGCAGGTTTAATGGTAGTCATTGTATGAGGAATTGTTTGTCCTAAATAAGCAGAATATTTTTTTGCTTCGTCTTTGACAGCTCTATTAAAACGTGCCATTGCCATCCAAAAATCTTTAGATTTTTCTTCATTTATTAAATCTCTAAATCCTAATTTAAAAAATTTCCAGGCAAACTCTTGCACACCTGTTAATCCTACTCCTATCCTATTTGTACGTTCTACTTCTTTACCATATATGCTATTCATGCCGTTTACACGCAATAAAGCCCTCGTAGCAACACGGAAAGCCTCCTCTGCTTCATCTAATGTGTCTGCATGATAAGGTACTACGTCTGCAATAACACAAAATCCGCCTAATACATTTAATGCAATTTCTCCACACGGATTTGTAATTGTATGAAACTTCTTTTTCTTTGCACGTTTCGCAAGACGACTCATTAATATTTGTGTATCTTCTCTAAGTTGGTACTTAGGACTACCGACATAATCACCACGATTTAAGTCATCCCATCCTTCGTCGTTTTGTACTAACATATCAGAGTTAAGTATGCCTGGTTCGCCTGTACCATCAGCATAAGCGGCTTCTGTAAGCAGTTTAAACACAGCTCTAGCATGTTTTGTTAAGTCATCATTATATTTGGCATCACCACGTTTTACATTAAGCCTATTCCAAAAATCTTTATCTGTAGTAACAGAATTATTACTTGACCATAAAAAGCCCATTGGAGGATACGCAGAATCTTTATTATATTGAACTATATCTTCCATGTTTAATCCAATATATTCAATAGGTCTTTTAACTGTAATAAAATTCAATACAGTTTTATCCTTCCATGTTTTAGTACTCATCCTAGCGGCCCGTCGAGCGCCTCCTACAAGTACACATTCAGCCATGTAATGATCTACATACATCGACTGTCGCCATGGCTCCATGCCAGCATCTTTAATAGTTGCACATTTTTCAAAGGCATTTAATAAAGATACAGGACCACTTGCTGGTCTATTCTGCATCCCCCCAATGGGTGTTCCTTTTGCTCGTACTTTACTAAAATCTAATACAAGCATTTTATCTTTATGAATTTTTTCAAAAGCGGCATTTTCCCAAATTTCTAATGCCTGGGCCCATCCTTCTCTACTATCTGGAATTTCATACCAAAGAGTATTTTCTCCTTGACCGTATTTGTGTTTTCCATCTCGCAATGATGTATGTGCTGAATAATCAAAATCTGGATGACTTTCGTCTAATACACATCGTAATTGGGGTGCATTATTCCAATCAACCAACATCATGTCATCATCATAACATCGTCCAACCCCTGATCCGTTTAACAGTAAATAAAAAAGTATAAAACTTGTGCTTGATGTAGCACAATTTGTAAACACTTCCATATTTCGTTCTGGCTGTTTTTCATCACCATGTTGTAAGTGTCTGCCACTCATTAACAGACTTGCTTTTGCTATATGTTTTTTTAATAATCTAAATTCTCTATCTTTATCTTCTTCTTTAGGGCATAACAAACTATTACCCATTGCTACTCTATTAGCAACATCATGCCATGTTTCCCATTCTCCGTTTGGTTTTTTTCTTAATACTGTTCGTTCGGCAACGGCTTGTCCCATACCAGGATGAAATGACCTGACATTCGGAAAAAAGGTTGGTTTCTTCATTATTTTGTTCTCCTCGAGTTTCCTCTTATTGGTTAGTTTTTTATTTATAATATTCTTCCAATCGTTCTGTCCATTTTTCACATTTATCTTCAAATTTTTTCCCTTCGCAAATAAATTCTTGATATTGCTTTTCTCGTGAACACATTATTATAACGATTTTATTAATCTTAGTTCCATATAATTCATTATGGGCCAATGCATATGCACAACATTGCAAATAATAATCTTCGATCCATTCTTCTTTTTTAGGTTTAGTTGTACTTTTATAGTCCATTATTGCTGGTGTACCATCATGTACTCCAACTAAATCTGTAGTACCTGCATATAAATCGGGATAATAAAGACTTATTTCTGAGCCCCATATTTCATTTATATTAACCAATCCTTTTTCTATAACAACTTCACTCATGTCTTTGGCTAATTTATAAACAAAATTATTACCATTAGGTCGTTCTTCACCTAATATATAATTTTCTAAATGTTTATGAAATATAGTACCTAACCCCGAGGCTTCTTTTGTTATACGATTTGCTTCTTCTTCACCAACTCGTTTTTTCCATTCTATAAGAAATGTTTTATCTTTGGTTTTATCTAAGATTGTTGTAACAGAGGGGAGATTACCAGATGGGGTATTATATAACCTTTTGCCTGAATTATTGATCCGTTTTAGAGACGGATAGTCGTACTTCTCTATAAGATTCATATATAAAGTATAACATATTAATAAGTTTTTGTCAACGAATCCAGCCGACTTTTTCGCCTGCTTCTATTCTTCTAGTATGTTCGTCTTTACTGCTTGGATAACGCCATGCCCATATTGCAACTAAAGCCATAAAACCTCCTGACCATAATACTGCTTTTATATTATCTATTGCATAATATGTTATTATTAATGTACTTGCCATAACAATAAGCATAGACCATTTAGCATACATCGGAAACACTCTATATTCTGTCCAATTAGTTAAAAAAGGTCCAAAGTATTTGTGATTGTAAATCCAGTCGTGCCATTTTTTGCTAGATTTAGCAAAACTATATGCGGCTATTACTAAAAATATACTAAAAGGTATACCAGGTGTAACTACACCTATATATGCCATACCTAAACTAATCATGCCTAATGAAAACCATAAGGCTCTTTTAATTGTCCATTTTTCTTTCATAATTTAAAATTTTTTGTTAGTTCTTTTTGAAATGCAGAAGTTATATCTTCTACTACTTTAGGCGGCGGAAGATCACTATTAATTCCTATGTATTTAATATCACATGAAGTAGATATTCTATCTTCTGGCGATTTATTAATTTCTGTGTGATGCTTTAGGTACCCTGGAAATATTATTATTTGTCCTTGTTTACCTTCAATTCTTTCTCTAACAGGAACTTCATTACAAGGGTATGTTCTCTTAGTTGCTTTTAAACCAGTGTTTTCCATATGTAAATCTCCTTGCTCTGGTAAAAATTTAGGATAATACGATACACTAAACTTAGCATCAAATCGTGCATGATCGTGTGATCCTATATAATCGCCTTGCATAGTTATGTTAGTCCATGCTCGAGATACATATGGTACCAAATAAGGAAAATTATGTTGATTAAATTCTGGTCCTAATTCTCGTGTATACTCATTTAATGCCCACATCACATCATCTAAAAATTTTAAAGGATAACCTGGTATGTAATGTGATCTATGTATAAAAGGTTCTATATGATCTTTCATATCTTGAGGAGCATCCGACTCTTTCATTAGTTTAAAAATATCTGTATTCTCAACTAAATTTTTAGAGTAATATGCAAACTTAATGAAATCATCATTATATGATTCTGCATTAGGTAAGGTATATACACCTATACTTTCACCAAATATTTTTCTTATCATATATTAGTTTAAAAGAGTTGTTACTAAAGATATTCTAGGTGTCTCACCACCATTGGTGACTGTATGATACTTAGTATCATCATGTATCCATGCTTGTCCATCAGCAGGAATATGTATTACTTCATCTTCTATAATGTGCCTACATCCCGCATTTGATGTAATAGGAATGTGTATACGTTTTTCAGGATCTCTGTGCCAACTAATTGTTGACCTAGGTGGAAGCAACATTAATCGCATTCTACCTGTTTTATATTTTTCTGTTAATGTGTTATATACTTCGGCAAAATATGTATGTTTAAAATGTTCATTAAATTCTGTATATGCATCTTCTTTAATTGGCTCACATCGTTCTACTTCTTCATAAGTATCATCAGGGCGTGTCCAGTAATATCCTCGAACTTTTTGGCCTTCCCAAGGATCGCCATTCTTTTTATGATTTAATGCTAACGTATATGTTTCGTTAAAGTCTTTACCAATTAATGCTTTAGCAAGATTCCTAACTGTATGAGTTGCTTTTCGTAATTCTGCAATATTAAATGCTAAAGGGAGTTTTATAAATAATTCGTTATATGTTACAATATTCATATTACCAACTAACTACCCACTTGAATGTGGTATTTGAGGCAGTATTTATTTGTCGATGGATACTGTATCCTAAATCAACAAAATACTTAATTACTTGTGCCATTTGATCTGTTTTTGTTGCATCAGTAGTACCACCTTGCCAAACAGAATGATAACTTTCAGCAAGAACTTGTGCCGCATCACCGCTATTAGATTCTGTCATTGTAGTACCGTCATCAATAGTTGCTGTAAGTAAATTAGATTCTACTGCTGTTAAAATTGCCGCTTCGATGCTTGCTGTTTCTGTATTAATAACAGAATCTTTTCTTGCTTTATCTCTTGCTTGTTTTGCACTAATAAAATAAGCCATTCTATATTCCTATTTCCTTATTTGCTTGTTTAACTGCTGTTTTATGTATTTTATTTACATCTGCTTCGCTTTTTTCAGGATTAGTAAATGCATCTGCATCAGTAATTGCAAGTTCAATTACATCATTACTGATATTTTTAATAAGTTGTTCTCCATTTAATAATTCGTATAAACCACTCATTGTCATAGAATACCCCATTGCTTTAAGATCTTGCAATAAATTAATTGGAGATATCTGTGTAATACCTTCGGCTGCCGCCGAGGTTAATAATGTAAGTACTTCGTGTTTCATAGATTCGGGGTCAAATCTATTTTCCTGAATTATTTCGTTAGCTCGCACTATTTTACCTTCATTCCACTTCCTGCTATGGCTTTAGGGTTAGGTCTATTTAAATCTGCTACAAATTCATCTGTACCACTACTAGCGGCAGATCCAAACTTTTGAAGGTCAGCAAAAAAGTCTTCATTACCATATTTATTGTCAGGACCCATTTGTGTTATGTTCCAATCAGTATTACCTAATTTTTTAGAAAATTCATCTGCACCTTTATTTAATGCACGACCTGTTTTATATGCACCTTTAGCAAAAGGTTGACCTACATGCTTTTGATATGCATCATATCCTTGGCTAGCCTGTTGTATGGCCGAGTCTCTGACTTGGCTTAAAAAATTTGTGACCGATGGTCCATATTTATTATATAGACCTTTTAGATCGGCAACTAATTCGTCATTACCATATTTGTCGGCTTCAGTTATTTTGAATTTTTTTTTTGAGCTAAAATTTGGGCGGCTTCTTTAATAGATACTTTTGTTAACTTGCCATTTTTTGCATGTTGAAGTAATAATTTTTTAGCCTGTTGCACCGATTCTTTAGGAATACGTCCTAATGGTTCACCTTCTACACCTGCGGCGGCTTCTTCACCGGCAAATTCGTCTTCAGTTGGTACAGCCATTTCATCACCTGGCATTGGTTCGCCCATATCGCCTGCAGGTGGCATTTCGCCTCCCATCATGTCATTCATAGGAGCTCCTTCACCTGTAAGAACTAGAACTGCTTGATCCATTTGTTCGCGAGTTGCTTTGATTGTTTCTAACGCCGCGGCTAGTGTTGCATCTGCTGATGCACTAAATGCATTTGCTTGCTCTGTACCAAATGATTCACGCATAGCATCTGTAAGTGGCATTAAATCTTCTACTTGCATAGATGCTAAATCTTCGGCCATTTTTTGCAATCTGTCTACCATATCTTTAGCGGCAAGAACTAATTCTGCTTGATCTAAATCTTGTTCCATTAATGTACGAAGATTTGCTAGTGTTACTGAACGTGGATTTACTGAATCTTTTAGCGGTTTATTCAAATGTGGCTCTTTCGGCTTCCGATTCTTTTGTTTTTTCTTCAGCCACCGATCATGTTCATTCTTTCTCGCTTCTACATCACCCTTTGTCAGGTGGCGATGAGGTTCTTTGGCGTCGTGTTCTTGTACTTTTTTTTCTTGTGTTTCTTTGGCCATTTTGGATTCCTTAACTTTTGCTTTGATCTTTCGTTGTGTCGGGGAAACTTCTTTTAACATAATTGCCAATGCTTCTGCAACCATAATAGTTTTTGCATAATCAGGATGCTGATGGAAATCTTTAACATTAGATTCATTAACAATCTCCGATTGTTTGTCTCTAACTTTTTGCAATATATTTCTTATTGCTTCGTGTGTTACATCCTCTTTTTTAATAGAAAATCCAAATGTTTCTTGTAGATAATTATTAATTTTATCTAATTTGGTTTTACCATGGTCAAAGTCTGAAATATTCATAATTAAATCCCCGTTACTCAATTTATATTATTTATCGAAAACTTGGATAAAGACGACCATTAATCCTATCAACAACCCCTTTAGTAATAAGATTTTTTGCTACCATCTTTTCTCGTTCTGACAAGTCTTCCTTTGTGCAACCTTGTTTACCACATATTTTGTCATAAACAGATGCTTCTTTATTTGAAATCATTACAGGACATGGCCCTGCCACCTCTACCACTTTCATGCTATGTTCCTTATTGCTGAGCCCTTTGCAGATTTGGGTAACTGCCTAACAGCCCGCATTGCACCTGACTTTTTAACATCTCCTGAATAAACTTCATTACCATTTGGATCTGTCATAGATATATTAATTCCTCCTGCAGGTTCGCCTGTTTGTTGTTCTTCTTCAGCATCAGCAGTTTGACCTTTTACTGTTGGCCTAGTAGGTTTTACAGTAGATTTTGATTGATTAACTGCGGCTGTTCCTGTACCTGAAGGACCTGTAAGTTCTGCAAGATAAGGTTTAACAATTTCGCTTGCTTCCCACATATTATTTGCTTTAAGTTCTTGAACAAGACTTAATATTTCACTAAGCCTCATTTGTCCTGCCATTGCTTGTGCTTGTTCAGGTGGTATCTGTAATAAATCAGCAATTATTTCTGCTGTAGTGCTTTCATTTAATGCTAATAATGCTTTCATTGTTTATTTAACGCCCTTACCCGTTTACTTGCAGGATTAAATCGTTTAGTTTTCTTTGCTTTTCGTGCCATTTTCGAACCTAATCTTGCTTTTGTTTTTTTAAGTTGGAATCGTTTTTTCATATCAATTGGAGCGGAACATTGCATTGGAGTTGCAACAACTCTGCCCTTTCGTTTACCAAAAGAACATCTATATTTTCGTGTAATATTGTTTTTGCCTTTTTTCGCCCAAACAATTTTTGTTTCAATAAGAGGCTCTGCTACTTCGATAATATGCATTTATTAATTCCTGTTATTGTATTTATTGTTATTAGGGAAGAAGTGTAAAGATGCCTGTAACTAATGTACCTATAATTACAACTGCACCGGATAAAATTAATTTCATTAAATTTGATATACGAGATTCCAAGGCACTTTGCCTTGTTTCAATAGCTTGAAATCTATCTGTATGATGATTTGTTGCAAATTCTTTGATAACATTTATAGATTGCTCCATCTTATCAAATCGTACATAACTACGTTCTATACGTCTAACAACTTCATCTAATTTATCTTCTAAGCGAGTGTATCTCTCACCACAAAGTTCTACATGAGCTTCTAAACTCGCTTTTTCTATATCAGACATTTATTTTCCAAATCACTTTTACTAGTGCTTTTACACTAATTACACGATATAGTAATATCGATTTGGAGCCAGTATTCGCCTAAAGTATTTCAGCCATTTCGATGATTGTGTTTCTATTGACATTATCATCAACATTAGTATTTATTATATTTCCGACAATATTGCTTGTTGAGTCGGTTAAATTGGACGATCCTTCTATAGGCATACCGAATAATTCAGTTTGTAATAATGTAATATTCCATGCACCTGGGTTTTCTGAAGCAAATTTTACGGTCCAAAGTTCTTTTGTACCAGTATACGCAGAGCCTAAATTTACACTATGAGCATTATTAAAAGATGAAACAGTAACTGATTGTGAATTAACGGATATCATTACTGGTTGGCATCTAAAACCAATAGACTGAATTAAAATATTTAAATTTTGAGCTTGATGATATGATTTAGATTCTACATTTGTTAAATCTAATTTAGTGCCATCGCCTTTATAGGGCGATGCATTAGCACCCATATCTGAATCTGAAAAATCTATTAAACTGAATATTGAAAAGAATTCAATATTTGCGCCGATAAACTCTCCGGCGTCATGAAATGTTGCCATGTAACCTTTATTCGTATTTAGCGGTCATAAAAAAAGGCGCCTAAAAATAGACGCCTTAATTCTATATGCTATTACTCAAATGTTAAATATTTGGTAATTACACAATCTGCACTTGCACCAGTGTCACCATCATCAATGGTTCCAGCGGTTGTTGTTGCGCCTGCACCTAATGGCCAGGTTGATAAATCAATACCACCTTCACATAAAACATATGCGACATCACTTGCTGGGGTTTCCCATGCTAATACTGTAGTCCGCTGTCCAATGTAGGAAAGGATCTTCTGAAAGTTTGAATCAGAATCTGTATGTGATGTATGAATTCCGGTTGATGCTAATTTGTACACAAACATAGGTGCGCCATATGTAGCATTCGTAGGTACACTTCTTGCGTTGTCGTCTAAAGCCATAATTAATCTCCTTAATAACTTTACTCTTTATTTTATTTATCAGATTATGAGTATTTTCGTTGAATTTCGGTTATATCATCATATACTTCTATGTATCTTGCTTTTGTTCGTACAAATGATAATATTTGTGTTAATGTTTGATATTTACGTTGTTGCCCCATTACATGCCAATCTTGAACGTATCTTCTAGCAGATCTCAAAACACTATTGTTTACCCGTAAAGTATTTTGTGCATTTAATAAAAATCGTTGAACAAATTCTCTTTCTACATTTGTATTGACCAGGCGATCAAGAAACATAAGCAATAGAGGTTTATTGATCGAGCCTAAATTAGCGTTGATAAGCAAATACAGATCTGTACCACCTATATAAAATGTGTCAAAGTCTCGATATGATTTTGTTCGTTTTGCGTAATGTACTGCCTTTTTGTGTGTTTCTGGTTCGTTATAAAATATGTATAATAATAGTAGATATAAAAAAGTTAAATCTTTAAGACCTTGCTTGCCTAAATTGTTTAATACTTGGGGTTGCCTAAATAATCGACTTTCAGTTAAAGTATTAATAATTTGAAAGCCACTTTGTTTTTCTTCTGCTAGAAGATCTAATTCATTCTGTATCGTTGTTAATGTCATCGCACAATGCGCCTTTTATTCGCTTTGTAATATTAGAAACTTTAAATTTATGATTAAAATCTGGCTTAGAATGAAATGCTTTTCCTTTACGCCGTTTAAATCGTTTATTAATATCTTTTTTTGCCTTTATTCGCGGACTTATATCATTTAAAATATCTTTAATTTTCATTTTCATCCTGCTCTTTTACTTTACGCATACCTCTAGTAAATTTGCGTACATCTTCGGTTCGTATTGCATTAATTAATCTTTTATTTAAATCGGCCGCTTGATCTTGCGAATATGATTCTTGTATCAAATGTATTAAATTAATAACACTTGCAATAATATGTTCTGCTCTAGATTCAACTAATAATGAATTATCACGTTTAGTTGCAATAGAACTAATCTCTTCAAATAAACTCTTTGTGGATGTCATTTACAATCCTCTTAAAACTATATAATATTTAGCTAAATATTGTTATGAAAGCTCTCGATTTAAATGAACTAAGTCCATACCAAGCAGGGTGGCAAGCACCACCTGATCAAGAAGCAATGGCACAAGCCGAAGAACCTGCTGATCCGTCTGGTGTAATTGGTGCTATACAAGGCTTAGATCCGTCAGCATTACATCCTGATCCCCAAATGGGTCCTCAACTAAAAGACAATGCTACTGCCGCTATTAATTTAATGGCAAGTGGTAGAGATGTACATCCTACTCAGGGTCAAGCACTCCTGAAAGCTCTTCAGCTATTAATTTCTTAATATTTCGTTTTAAATTATCATACTCTACTGGTACTCCATCTTTAATACAACATTCTTTATGCCATTCTGATGGTTCTGATTGTATCCTACATGGAGCACATGGAGGTGCATACCAAAGATTATAGTTATTTTTGTATCCAAATACTTGTGGAGAAGTACAACCAAATATAACTATACCCTTTTTGTTATATCCTGCACTTGCATGTCCTAAAAAACTATCAGGAATAATATGAAATTTTGACCATTTTAATAATGAAATTGCCTGTCTAATTGTTGTTTTGTCCATAAAAGATACATAATTATCCCATTCTCCTAAATCCATTCCATCACCATTATTACCTTTTGTTGTACCGATACCTATAAATGTTAGTTCAGGAAAATCTTTAAAAAGTCTAGGATAAATTTCTATTGGAATTTGCTTACCTTGGTTATTTGGCCAAGGATCTCGTAATACTGTTGGTTGAATAATTACAGGATTTTTAATAAGTTCTAATTTATTATACGCCCATACATTTTCATCATTTGTTAAATGGATATTTATATCATGATAATTGCAATCAGAGACTCCCATTAACTCGGCGGCTAAATCTATTCTATGCATTGGTGTTGCATAAAACATTTCTTGATCATACGGAAAAGGATTATAAACAACAACCTTTTTGTATACTCGCAACTCCTTTAAATGTGTTGTCCAATAATTCCATGTATAGACATTATTAATATAAGGATTATGTTGTATTATTTCTTCTGTCCATTCGCCAATATCTGAATTATCGGCATTTCGTAGTGCTATATCTACTATGTGCAATTCAGATAATTTACGTAATATAGGCAAACACATTAATACATCACCTATACCACCAAATATTTTAAGTAATATTCGATTTGCTTCAGAATTTGCAGTATTCAATTGATCACATTCTACATTTGTTGTAAAATAATTAGCATGTTTTAATTGTTCTTCTTGTTTCATTCCATGCCTTTTAACATATTTCTTAGTCTATCACTATGATCTACAGTATCTTCGACTACCTGATTTTCTGTTAATCCAGATTTAACTTTTGAAAGAGTTGATTTCTTTTTAAGTGTAGCATATATATCTTCTGTTGGGCTTACTTCTTCTCCTTCAGGTAAATCTGATATTCGTAATGTACTACCATCAAATTCTAAATCTATTTTTTGTCCTACACCACTACTAGATCTAGTTTTCATAAATTGTATTTGTATTCGTCCACGCTCTCGCATTGCTCGAGAACTGAATATACCAATAACATTATCTGCTGTTTGTATCTTACTAAGTCCACCTGCAATATGCGAATGATCAAATTCTATTTCATCTACTGCTCCTCTGTTTAATTGAGATGCGGTTGCAAATAATAAATCTAATTCTACTGCTAAATTTCTAAGTTCCTCACTAACAAACTTATCTTTAATAAACAAATCACTCGGAGGTACTTTCTTTTGTGCAGGCATCATTAAATCTAAATAATCTATTACTATAGCATCAGGTCGTATACCAGTTTGTACTGTATATTCTTTTAAATATGCTCGTATATCGTTCACTGTACATCCACTTACTAATTGTACTATTTGAATTGCTCCTGCTTTTTTCTTTTGCATTTTAACACGTAAATCTACATCATCTAAATTTTTATATAATTCCTTTGTAGAATAACCAGTGTTCATTGCATCCATTCGCATAGCAGTCAAATTTTCACTTAGTTCCAAACTAACATACACAACATTTAATTTCATTAACGACCAATTAACTGCAAGATTTTGTAAGAATATACTTTTACCTGCGCCACTACCTCCTGCAAATATATTAAGTTCGCCCTTATTAAATCCGCCAAATAATTTAGCATCCATTGATTCCCAACCAGTACTTGTTCCGCCATTTAATGTTTTTAAATTACGCAATCTATCGCCAGGATCAACATAATAATCTGTACCTAAATTTTTTGCTAAACTAACTTGGACAGCATCTTTAATTATTTTTTCTACTGCTCCAAATTGATTTTCTTCCAATAAATCCGTTGAACCAAGAATTGCATTTGCTAATGCTTTATGTTTACAAAATTGTTCAAAATCATCTAAAAACCAATCTTGATGTCGTTCGTCGACATCTTTAACTAATGTAAATTCTATTCCTGCTTCTGCTTTAATTTGTTCTGGTGTAGGTAATGCAGAATACCCCGACACATGTTCTTGTATAAATTTTACACTTTTTCTAAATTTTCTATCAAAGTATTCTGCATCTAAAATTGCTTGGCATCTAGCATACAATTCAGAATCTGATAATAAAAACTCTACATAAAGTTTTTGCATATCTTCTGTATATTCTTTTACTTCTTCAGCCATTTACCTTTCCTTTTTTTAATATGTCCATTAATGTATCATTTGAAGAAATATATTCATTAAAAATTAAATGATGCACTTCTTCTGTTTGCCAATTCAATTCATTATGTATTTTATCTCTATATGTCATTATCATCCAATCCATTGCACTAAATGGATGAATTCTTTTATCAGTATTTTTTGTTTCTAATTTTGCATAATTTAATCCTATAGTATCTTTTCTATTTTGCCGTCTAAAATCTGCAATAGGATTACCTGTTGGATGGGGATCTTCCATATAATTAAAATCTTCAACTCTACCTAATGGCGGAAACCAATGAAAATACCAAACATTATATAGTTGACTTAATAGATTTAATAAAATCATTTCTGCAAATGCTTCTTCTTGCCTTGCTTGTGAACCTAAATGATCATGCAAAAGTACTTTGCCTAACTCACCATAAATTGCTCTCATTCTATGAGCATCGTCTAGTCCTTCTATTAATGCTGGAATTTCGATATGATCAATACAACTACTAAAACATGATTCAAATAAACCAGATTGATCTATAGAAAAATCAGCATCTGTTTGATGAATCCATCTAGGTGTTGATATATCTCCTTCTGGTCCACCGGGAGTAAATGGTATTTTATTAAAAACATAATCAGGATACCATGGGACCGTTGCTGTCTGATATCGTTTTCCAAGAAAACTACGAGCATCAGGTAAATTATATGTAATATTATGTCTAGTTTTATATTTAAAAGTCTCATGATCAACAATACCAAATCGTGTCATATACCAAGTTGTAGTTTGGACGATATATAAATCTTTTGGTTTATTACTTTGCAATGATAAAACTAGTTTATCTAAAATATCTTTATTACTAGAACAAGGTGTAACTTCAAAATTTATTAATTCAAATTTTTCTGCTAATAATCTTTCCCAACCTTTATCGTCTTCGTCGTCATCTTTTATAATAGTATCATTTACTACTTTAGTATTTTCTGAATGCATGGTTACATCCCACATTAATTTCATTGCTTCGTAACCTGTACAAAAAGAATGATAATCTCCAAATATTCCTACTTCCATTCGAGTTCCTTTTTAAAATCTTTATTTGATAATAGATATTCTACTACCATTTTATGTGCCTCATTATTTAAATGTGTACCGCGATCAGTTACATAATCTGTAACTACTTTTTTTGCACCAATTTTTTTATTTAAAAATGTTTCAATATCTTGCGACTGTATTTCTTTATCACGTGTTTTTGTTTTCCATTTTTCGTTTAATATATCTATTTCTAATGATAAAACATCTTTCCTAGTTTCAGGATCTACATATTGTAAATCTTTAATTGTTCCAAAAGGAGGATTCCAATAAAAATACCATATGTTATGTTGTAGAGATAACATATTTAATATATTAAACATCATATAATTTTCATCTAAAAAATAAACAGAAGCAAAATGATCCATTATAATTGTCGTAATTGCTTGGCCATATACTTCCTTCATTTCATCAGCACCTTCGGCACACCAATCTTTGCCCCAAATAAATTGACTATGTCCTGTCCCAGGTGTATCAATATGAATTGGTTGACATGGAAGAAAAGATGCACAATAATTTGGTAGATATTTTTTATCTATATCTGTTCGTTGCCCGTGATATGTTTTAGTATCATATGTATATACTTGTATATTTTTATTAACATTAAATAATTTTTTTACATATTGTAATACACCAAAGGTAAATCTATGCCATTGTGTAGTTTGTACAATATACATATCACAAGGATTATTCTCTATTGCATATGTTAAATTTTCTAATATATCTTTATTACCGCCTCCTAATACTGGAAATAATGTAAAATTATGTTGAGGGTATAATTCTGCTAATATAGCACCATATCCTTTATTAAGGTTATCAGTTTTGTTTTCATTTAATTCATATAAGGTATCTGCTAATGTTTTGCCTGTGCCAAATGAATGCGAACAACCAAAAATACCTATTTCCATAATTGACTTTTTACTTTTATTTTTGTTTTATTTGTCTCTACAAAATCTAATATACTTTTAAGAGTAAATGGTCTTCCAAATTTGTTTACTGCATCAGCACAATCTTTTGCTTCATACCATGGAGGAAAGCTCACAGGCCAATTATAATATACTGCTTGCCTTACTACATCTATACCTGCTTTGTCTTGGTCTGGAACAAAAATAACTTCTTTACCTAATTGATTTATTATTTGTGCTTGTTGATAATTTATATTACTACCACCTATCGCTACACCATCAATTGCAATTGCATCAAACGGTCCTTCTGTAACTAATACATATTTTCTATTATTTTTTTGGGCATCTAAATTAAATACAAAATCTTTAGGCTGTTGTTGATAGTACTTAGGATATTTATATTGTTTTTCGCCTACCCATCTTGCAGTAAAACCGACTACTTTACTTTTGTACTTATATGGTAATATAATTCTATTTTGCATTTGGCCTATTACTGTATTACTATAATGCCAATCTGCTAAGTCTATTAACCCTCTTTCGCTAATATATTCTAATGCTTTATTAAACAATGGATTAAATTCCCATTGATCTAGTGGTTTAGAACCAGTAGGTAAATTTGTTTCTGGCCAATTTATTTTGTATTCGGGTGTTTCTTCTTTTACTGGTTGAACCAAATCTGCTTCTCGCATTGTTTCCAATGTAAGACGTTGTATATCAGATCTAGGTATGCCTAAATATTTTAATAATTTTTTAAATTTATCAGAAAATCTATCTGGATGTTTCCAACCAGTCTTGTAATTACAATTAAAACAATGATAAACGATGCCTCCGTCAGGAGTAAACATGACCCCTCCTCTGTGTCGTCTATCAGGTCTTGCTTGTCCAAAATGTATACAACATGGACAATTTATTGTTAACCAACCAGATGGGGTTTGTTTTGTATCTATAGGTAAGTTTGATCTAACTACATCCAGAACTATACTCATACATATAGTTTAACTTCTATAAAGAATTTTGTCAACCGTTCCTGTATTAGTTGAATCGGGATCGTGTGCAAATCGAACCCAATTTAAATTTGCTGTAAAGTTAATAGGTTCAAGTTTTGTAGTAGCCTCATCATATGGTTTATGTTCGGTACCAGAACCTATTGTAATAGGAAACCACCCTGTGGCTGTTTGTTCAATTGATCCTTCAACATGAAGATTACCAATATAATTTGTTAGGTATGCAACAAATGTATGAAGACCTTTAGTATCAGGAGAAATAGATGCAACTTCTATTGCTGAACTGTATTCTTTAGATCCTGTTCCTCCAGGAGTTGTAAATGTTATTATTGCCGATTCTGAAAATGCCGGAATCGGACCATCTTTAACTTCAACTGCTACTTTGACATTGTTTGCTCTATCTGCAAATAATGTTAATGTTTCACCATCAACATTTTCAAATGTTAATGATAAATCATAAAACCCTGATTCGTTACCTATTAAATCTTTATTTCTAATTGTTAGTTTTGCTTGACCTGTAGTATTATCTATTTCTTCCACTAGTCTAGAAAATAGTAAATTGCCCGTTGTGTGATTTACTAAATATGCTGTAAGTGTACCAGATGCTAAACTAACAGGTTTTCGATCTTTGTCTTTGACATAGAAATTTAAGACGCTGTCGACGCCTTTATAGATTTTAATAATTTTATTATTCATAGGAGGATTCACCGTTTTGTTAATATCGTCGGCCAACATAAAATGGATGTCAGCATCATACTTAAATAGTGTTAGCGTTTCTGCCATGCGTTATCTCACTTAAATATATTTATCGCAAATTAATTATGGAATTAGAAACAGAAATTAAAGAGTTTTTAGATAAGTTCCCATTTCTCAGTTTATGTAGATATGGAACGAACGAGTACATTGGAATAGTACAAAATGTTAGCAATAATATAGCCTCTGTATACGTATATAATAAATTAAAAGAAAAAGACGAAAAGAAATTATTCTTAGACCTAGGCGAAGAATGGTGGTGGGAATCAAATAGAACAATTCCCATTAACATTATATTAGGTCAACGATGGGCACCGTTTAAACCTATTTTAACTACATTTACTATTAAAGATTTTGAAATATTATACGGGCCTACCATTTCATTACAAAATGTAATACAAAAACGAGTTAAACGACGCCAGATTCAGTTAATTCGCAAAGCGAATTAAGTTGAACTATAATCGCATAAGCATAACTCACAGCATGGGATTTTTTAAAATAATATGAATTATCTTTTGGTTTGGACCATACTTGCTCTTGTATTGTTTGCCACGATTCTCCCAACAATTGTCTCTTTGCTGGTCGTATAATCGCAAGCACCATAGCAAGTTGATCTATAGATTTAGGTTGCATTTGAGCAACAATATCATAATGATCATGAATATGAAATAATTGTTCGACTATTTCTTTATGAAGTAATAAATCCCAGTCTGGTTCTCTTTCTAATAATCTATTTAAATGTGCTTCGTTACTTACATATTCATATATGTTTACATTAAGCAAATCTATTTTAAAATAACCTAAATCTTCTGCTTCTTTATAATTTATTGTACTTAAATTAGTGCTAGGATCATACGGCATATCATGAAAATATACACCTGTATTATGCTTTTTTACTGAATCTGTTATAATACTTGCTGGTATGTGTTTTAATTTAGTTAACACATCATCTCTATTTTTTAAGTCAATATCAATATCTGTCATTTTTTTCACACCAATTAAAATTAAAAGAAACGGATATCCTAAGATTTGGTGTTTGATTTACGTCTACCAAATGATCTGCCCACGAAGGAAACATCAATACATCTCCTGTTCTTGTATTAATTTCTCTAGATCCAAATATTTTTTCTCTTACCCATTTATCATTTTTAAAAAAAGCGTTCGGTACCATCCATAATTTTGATTCCCGTCTAATATCGTCAAAAATAATATCACCTTGATTTTCATTTTTTTGTATATAAAACGCTCCCGAATACCCTGTTGGTCCGTGATTATGACTTCTATTAAATGCTCCTGAATGATTTATATTAAACCATAAAGATAATATTCTAGCCTCTAAATTAAGATTTAATTTGTTAAATTCATAATCTTCTGCTATTTTATCAATACCATCAGATAACATTTCTAATATTTCTGTTATACAATCAATATCTTCTTTTTCTTTAAAATATTTGTTTATATTATGTATATCCTGGGGGCTTTGCCAACCAGTACCGGTTCGTAGTTCAGATGGACATAAATCTTGTACTCTAATAGCAAATTTTGCAAATTTTTGTTGATCAAAATTTTCTATATTAAATTTATATACATTTATAGGAAATAATAATACGTTATCTTGTGATACAAGTTTCATCTATAATTTCTAATTCATTTAAAGATGCAGGATATTTCTTTAATTTATGCTTCCATGTATTAACGTTAATATGGTTAACTACTAATTCTAATTCCCGTTCATTTAATCTATCCACCATCCGCTGACCAGCATCAGTACCATAAATAATCCAAGGACTAATACGTCCGGTGATAATAAAGTGAGTTGCCATACTCGCGGATACTTTGTCAAAAAATTCTGTCCAATGTCCGTTATTTTCATTGCCCCATTCCTCTGCTAATAATATGACAGATTCGACTGCCCTCTTAGGATCTTCTTTTAATGAATACAATTTAATAAATTCTTCTAATACAAAACTTTTTGTCCAATCTTTTATTTTAACACCTTGTTGCATAACAAATTTCATAAATTCTTGTTGCTGATCCAATGGCAACTTGAGTTCTGAAAGATATTTGCCAAATGTATAAAATCCGTTGTATTCAGGTGAATTAATAAATTTTTCTAATGGTGGTGTACTTCCATATACATTACCAGGCATACAAGTTTTATGAAATACACAAAATGCTTCAAAGGCCATTCTACTAGGCAATTCGTCTTTTGCATTCCATCTATGTTTTTGTTGACACATATGAACGGCAAGAGTTCGTTCACGTTTAAATGATTTATGGCAATACTTACATTTAAAAGATTCGGTTAATTTCTTTGTCTGTGAGTCCTTGCTGGTTAGCATAGTCTTTGAGTTCATCAATTGTATTTAATTCTATTAATGTATCTAGTTCACTATCTTTTAATTCTGGAAATGCTTTTGCAAGCCATGTTTTTACCTTAGGTTTTTCTTTACGTTTACCCGGCTTAATCCAAGGATGAAATTGTTTTTTACCTATACCACATAATGACATGAGCAACCATTGTAATTCTACATGATTTTTTAAATCACTAAAATTAACATTAACAAGATCGTTAACCATTTGTAAATAATGATCGCGAAATATAGGACTATCAACACTAGAAGCATATCGCATATAAAGCCACGTACTAAACTTCTTTTGTTGTTCTGGATCTAAATTATTATAAAATTTTTTATTCCGTTTGTCAATAGCCAAACAAACATCTTTTAGCGGTACACTAGACATTTAAATCCATATTTGCTCTATACGTAATACATCAGGCACTTTATTAATTTCTTTTACAAAATATGCACATCGTGGTTTTGGTTTATTTTCTATCGGAATTGTTAAAATATGTCCTGGTTTTAATTTAGGAAAAAACCATTTAGTTTCAGAAAAAACATTTTCAATAGTAATTGGTAAAAATTCTGGCATAACATCTGACAGCGGATTTAAACAAAATGCTTTAAAATCTCGATCATTTAATGTCATCAAAGGCATTATTTCTGCATCACCTACATCAGGTTCACTAATAATTAAACTCCAATCTAACGGAATATTAAGTTGGTGTGGGCCAATTCGAATAGCCGCCGCAGGTGCATTAAACGATTCTAAAAAAACCAAAGGCATAAAAATATAATCCACATCCTCAGGAGTTGAATAATCCAAAACACTATATCGTATATCATCTATTTCTTCAGGTACTGTATCTAATTCATATGGTAGGTTATCTAATGTTAATATTTTCATATTGTAACTTTTTCTATTGTAAAAGGATACTTAGCATCCGTGTAAAACTTTTTACGTTTGGTTAGATGTCGCTTACTAAACTTTGCTGAAGATGTAATATCCCACACCCTTACAAAGTCTTTATCTTGGGCTTTTCTAATTCCACGCCCGATTGATTGAATGACCCTGACAAAACTTTTGCCTGGTTCGACGAGGACCAAATTGAATATCCGAGGAATATTGATACCAATAGATGCAACCCCATAAGTAGCAATAATGATTTTGTTGTCAGAGTCTTGAACTTCGCTATATTGTTCTCGTCTGTCTGAGGATTTAACCGATCCAGATATAAATACGCTCTCATCTCCTAACCTTTCTTGTAGCATTTGTCCTGCTTTAATACGGTCTACTAAAATTAAGGTATTTCCATCTTTTACTATATTTTTAAATAAACCTGAAAGATAGTCCATCCTATCTTCGTTGGTTGTTAAGTAGGTAAGTTCGGATTGATAATTTGGATATGCAACTATATCCTGTACTTGTATTATATTTATTTCGCAGTTTGCTAAGACTTCTTGCTCTTGTAAATCTGATGCACTTAATCTGTTTATTACATCGCCTAATGACACTTTTAAACTAGCATATTGCCAATCTTCTTTTGGTATAGTACCAGTAAGCCCCCAACGTATAGGTATTGTAGCAAAAGGCCCTGTTAATAATTTACGGAGTACATCTGCCTTAGCCATGTGTACTTCGTCTACTATAAGGCATACTACGCCTTTGACAAATGTTTTAAGACCTATATCAATCTCTCCATCTTTAAATCGCTTGTCCATAGAATTAAGGCTCTGCCAGGTGCATATAGTGTGGCTCTTACCAATATCCTTTCTATCCCCAAAATATACCCCGCAATCGAGCCCTAAATTCTTATAGTCATCTTCCGTTTGTGTAACAAGATCTTTATTAGGTACAATGACTATACTTCGTCCATATTGCTCTACAGAATAACTTAAAGTAGCCGTAATTAACGTTTTACCTGCTCCTGTAGCAATCTCCTGCAGGCATTGTGGTTCTGCTAAAAACTGATTTATAACATCAACTTGATAATCTCTAAGTACAATATTTTGTCCTTCATGTGTATGTCCTTTAGGCCATGCTAATTTATTATGTATTGTACTAGTAACTTCATTAAAATTAAATGTTTGATTTTTTCGTTTGTCTTTAAGTTTAATATCATATTTTTCATTAAGTATAGGGATAATATCATCTAATAAATTAAGATAAGTAACACCGCCCATACTAAAGAAAGAAACACAACCATCCCATCTACCTAATTTATATGCAGGTACATGGTATGCATGTGGTAAAAAATACTTAAACTTTTTTTCTAATTGCCGTCGTGTAACCAGATCAAGGTCATGGATTTTAACATTAACTTCATCTTTTATTTCAATTATACATTCTGGCATCAGGTCATAAAAAAAGGAGTTCAAAGAACTCCTTTTTGTTTAAGGGTTAATAATTACTTACGTTTTATGCAAGTATTTTCTGCTAGTCTCTGCCAACGTGTCGGTGACATCTTTTTAAGATCTGCAATCTTAGTTACCATTCTCAAGCTCACCTCACGTAACTTTTCTTTATTCTCTTCCATGTAATTAATAAGTCCAACTTCTTCGTCTTTGCTAAAGTTATACTTCTTAAGCATTCCATCTTTAACAATTTGCTTTACACGGAGCATTTTATCTCGCATCGTATCAAGTGTCAAGTCTAAGTAATGACATCTTGAAAGGATTGCATCTAAGTGATCTTTAATTTTGCCTTTAGCACTATCAAATTTAAGGTTAGTAATAAAAATTACTGACCCACAAAATTCAAATTTCTCTGGAACACCTTCTCTACGTAATGCAGAACTCTCTGTGTTCCAACTAATCATTCGCTTGTTACTTGAATCAAGTGCCGCCTTCAGCAAATTCAAACTAACTTCATCCCAAAGAATGCTGTCACAATCATCAAGTACCAACACGCTTCCTGGATCTGCATACCTGTAAAGTAACTGGTACAAGCCAATTGCACTTGCCGCACCTTTTTCAGTTCCAAACTTAATTGGCTTATCAGCAAGTTTATCGAACATACTATTCTTTTCAATAACTTTTTCAACACCGTAACTTTTACCTACTCCTGGAGGTCCTGTAACAACCATCCCACGTACTACGCCATCTATTGATCCCTGTGTCATTTCATCCAAAATTTCAAAACGCTCTCGGATTTCTTCCAGCCTCTCTTCGTCGCTGAGTTCCTTTTTGACTGCTACTGGAACTTCTACTTTTTCTTCGGAATCACTAAAAGCCGGTTCTGACTGAACTACTTCGTAATCATTTTTGCTAACGAGCTTAATGCGGATTTCTCTATCTGGGTAACCATCAACCTGGGCTCCATCAACAGTAATAAAACCTCCGTTTTTGCCTACTGCAAAACCTTTAACCAAAGGAAAAATTTCATTTACTACTTCTTTTCCACCGTAGTTTCCTGAATGAACTTTTGCATTTACTAGCATGGCGTTTCCTTGCATTGGGTTAATGTTTGTTTTCTTATTCATCATACTAGTATTATATGATCTGCTGTCCAAAAGGTCAACCTTTTTCTTCATTTTCTGGCCTTTTTTCTTCTTTTTTTCTACTTTTTTTCATTTCTTTGACCATTTCGATAAGATTTTTTGAATTTTCTAGCTCTTTTCGTTTTCTTTCTTCTTCTTCTAGTTCAGGTAGTCTTGTTTTATACCACCATGATTCTGTACTACCCATTATAATCCAATATCCTCCAGACCTGCTACTCGCAGTTTAACAATATTATTAATTTGAAATTGTTTTGCATCTAAGGCTTTTATAAGGCCATGAAACCTATTTCGCATTAATGCAAACTCGTTAACTAAATGCTGAAAGTCAGCGATTTCATCTTCTCCATCGACATACTTTTCAGCATCTCTTGAACTTAGTGCTTTGTTGTAATGTTCTGTAAATTTTCTAAAAACGTAGGATCGTTTTTTACGAAGCTCTATATTAAGGAATTCCAATATTGCTTCTATTTCTTGTAATTGATTAAATCTATGCTCAACAATGCCTGGCATTTCTCTAGATAACTTTTCTAAATTACCTTTCATACCACACTCTACTCTTGCTTCATCAAGTATGGCTTCATATGCCGATATACAATTAACAAGTTCACCCAAGTCTTCTTGTACTTTTCTATACCATGTACTCATATTTAGTAATCGTATGATTCGGGTTCGTCTCCATCTAAATACTCTTCTTCATCCTCTTCTTCTTCATAATACATATTATCTAATACATCGTCCATTATTCCATCATATCCTTTTAACTCTCTTACATTATCTTCAACAACAAATCCGTTATTATCAAATTTTTCTAAGAGTTCTTCACACACAATTTCATGGTCTTTACTTGAAGAATATGATTTTACAACATCCCATAAGTCATGTATTAAATGAACTTCCTGTTCACTCATCTTCATCGATTACCTCCTCTGGTACCACATCATCGTTATTTACCAGAGGAGCATCGTTTTCTTTGAAATCATCTATAACTTTTTGTAAGTTTTCATGATTCCAACCCTTTCGGAATTCTTTTATTTCTTCACCCTTGGCAGTTGTATACTTTAGTTTATTACCTTCTTTAACTATTACACCTGCTTTTTCGAATAAGTCTAAACATCCGCTATACGGATCCATGCCAGTATCATACGGTATTTTAATTTGTACACTTTCAAATGGTTTAGCAAAACGTGTTTTCATTACTTTGCAAGCCGCTCTAATACCTCGTATGTCTGTAATTTTATTGCCTTCTTCATCTTCTTTAAGTTTTAGTTTTCGCATCGCAACAACGATAGATGAAGCATATATAAATCCTTGCCCACCACTAATCTTATCATCTGGATCAAACATATCTTGTGATGCATATGTATGATTAGTAGCAATTAATCCTACTGGATTTCCAGCAAGTAAATTAACACTATTGCGAACAAGGGCCGTTAGTGCCTTAGGCTTACGACCCATGTCGCCTTTCATATCTCCTTTTTCAAATTGATCTTTATCAGTTGGGGTAAGTAGCATACCTAGCGAATCTATTACAAAGAGAACTTTTTGGCGTTCTTCGTATGGTACATCTGCATATTGTTCGCGGTAGCCTTTCATGAACTCACTGATAAATTTTGCAACTTCATCTATCATTGATACACCAAACCGTAACAACTTATCTTCTGAAATATCTACATCTAATGCTTGCAACCAATCTGAGTCTAAAGCATTTTCTGAATCTAATACAATAGGGAGGATGCCTTGCTGTTGGGCATGACGCACTAAGTTTCCACTGGCAATGAAACTTTTTCCGCTTCCGCTTTCACCAGCAAGACAGGTAACCCTCCCTAGAGGTATTCCTCTATTAAAATCTCCTGAAATTAAAAAATTAAGTGCTAAATTTCCAGTACTAATCCAATCTACGGGGTCGTGGAATCCGCTCGACATTCCTGGAACTGCTTTTGTAATACTTTTTCTAAATTTTGATATATCAAATGGTTTCATCTGTTTCCTCTAAAGTGAAAGTAAAAGGGGAACTGGATGTTCCCCTTTGAATAAAATTATTGAGCTTTTCGCTCACGAATCATTTTAAGAATTTGATCCGCTGAAGGTTTTTCTCCGCCTTCAGTTTCAGTTTCAGTTTCAACTTTCTCTTTGGTAGGAGTTGTTGTTGTTTCTGCAACAACTGGTTCAGGTGTTTTAGAAACCTTCGACGGGCCGCTAGATGCTGATTTGTTAAAGTTGGTCAGCTGAACACCTTGGGGAGTATAGTACGAACCAAAACGTTCTGGATCATATAGTTCTCCTGCTACAGATGATTCAAACATTTCAAAGATAATTTTAATCTCATCATTGTTTGGTCGTTTTGGCATAAAATCATTAAGATTAAACAATCCATGTGTTTGGATTGCATCTCGTTCAGTCTGATCTAGGCTACGTTCTCTACGAGCCCAATTTGAAGTCGAATAATCAGCATACTGACCTTTTTGTGTTTTTGTAAGTTTAAAGTCAGTTCCTGCTTCAAAATCAGTTGGAATTTCCGGAAAGTCAGGATCCATTAATGCCGCCGAAATAATTTTGTAAATAGACGGATTTATAATAAACCTGCGAATTGGATTTTCTGGTGGAGTATCATCACCCCATGGATTGTCAGTAACAAATCCTTGAAAAATATAAGATCGCTTTTTCCAATATTTACGACCTTCATCTTCGAGACTTGGATCTTTAAACCAAGGACGAATTTCAGCATGTACTGGACATGCATCGCCCCACATTTCTACACAAGGAACTTGGACTGTAACACTACGTGATTCGTCCTGTCCTTTGATACCAGGAAATGACAAACGAATCATTTGACGCTCTTTCCAAAAGAACGTGTTCGTTTCATCTGAATCTGGTAAAAATCTTAAAGTTGCTGTTGAATTTTCTGGGATATTCCAGAATGCGTAAATTGCGTTGTCGGATTGAAAACTTCCGCCTGTACGTTGCTCTTTTTCCAAGAGCTTTGCTCGTATTTCTGCTAGTGTAGCCATATTATTTCTCCTATATTAGCCTATGTATGTGCCTAAATTTTCTATTGCTTTTATTAGCCTAGTGTCCATGACATACATCATGAACTTATTATAACAAATCTATTTATCAAAGTCAAGTCTTTTTTTAAAATTAATTTTTATTTAGATCCACATACACTTGCACAAAAAGGAGGGCATGTTTTTGGATCTTGCCAATTCTTATCTGTTAGGTATTCTGTAAATACTTCATGGTTAAGTATTTCTTCTAACGTGTGCTTTTTTAAATCATTCCAATCCGATGGTAAATTATCTAAATATGGATCACCTGTTGGACCTTCAGAACATTTTGAGTGATAGGCACAACAAGGTAATACTTTTAAATCTATGGTAATATCTAGATCATGCCATTTATTATCTACAATTTTTTCAGCACCATGTTGTCCGGTTTGCCAAGCATGATAATTAAAGCATTTTAATTTCCATTCTTTATCGGAGGTTGAAAGAACTCCCATTTCTTTCCTTTTATATTATATTTTTTTATTTTTTCTAAATTAATTTTAGATATTCTATTATATTCTCTAGTATTAATTATAAAAATAATAGGAATATTAAATTTTTTACTAAATTTTTCTACATCATCAATTTCAAAATAATTATGATCAAAAATTATATATTTCCAAGTTGCTTTACCAAAACTAGCAACCACTGTTAAGTTTTCAAATGCTATTTTTGTATTAACACGCCGTCTATATAATTGATTAGTCTTATTTGTTAGTCCATCTATTCCAAAAATAAATGATAATTTTTCGTAATTTGTACATAAGTGTTTATAAAATTCGGGTTTTCGTATTCCGCCATTAGTATTAATAATAAGCTCTTTTGCACTAGATGAATTAATTATATCAATAAATTTTTCTACGTTAGGATGAATCATTGGATCACCAAATTCCCCGCAAAAATTTATCTGTTTATTTTCCCAAATATTATCATTTTTTAATACAACTTCTTTAAAATCATTAAACTCCATATGTTTTGGTTTTAATGATAAATTATACGTTGGTATAATTTTTCCGTCTATGTCGTATGTTATATCAAATCTAGGACAGGCTGGACAGCCTGCTTGACAATGAGTTGTTATCTCAAAATCATATATATCATAAGAGACCATATATCATTTTTTTATCTTCGTTTCTGCTACAACTTTATTTAAATGTTCTTTGAATGTCTTTGGTTCTTTGCTTTCACCATAGTAGCCGTAGTCTTCGTCTGTACCAAAACCAGCCGAAGCCATGCCTGAATCAAAATCCCCATCCATTGAATCGGGTACATCATCAGTAGCAAAGTCATCACCATATTCACGATCTAGTTCTTCTTGAATCCATTGGTCTGGGTCGCCATCTCTTGCTTTAGCAATACCGTATGGCATTTCACCTGAATTAACATAGTATTCGTATAATTCATCAAAAAATTCTTGATGATCGTATAACGCAGATTCGCCTCGCATTACAGATTCAAATGGTTCTCTATGTTTAGCAATAATATTATCTAAACTTCCGCTTGGTTTACTTGGTACACCCCAATCTTCTGCTTCATCGTCGTCATCGGGCGGAATATCAAAAGGATCTTCTTTAATAGGAATTCCTGCTAATCTTCTTAAATCATTTTCATTCTTAATATCTGGAATCATTTGTATACCCCTGCTAGTTTTAATACTGCTTCGTCTGCTTCACCGACGCCTTCTTTTTTATAAAGAGTCGGAACATAGTTATCTGGCATTGGGCCTCCTTCAACAGAGGAATTATCAGAAACACCCTGTGATGCTAATGCTTTTTTCTTAATAGATGCTTTTTTCTTTTGCATATCGGTTTTTGTTAAATAACCTTTTTTGCCATAAGTCTTTGGGTCATTTAACCATTTATTCCAATCTGAATTGCCTTTTTCAAAAAAGATATCAGTAGTTGTGTACTTACTAAGAGATTCATCAATTTCATCGATGAATGCTTCGTCTATTGGAGGTTCTTGAGGTGCAGTCTGCGGAGTTTGTCCGGTTTCCATAATAGATTTCACTAATGCCAATGATTCATTTTTCATTGGCACGTCATATCTTGGATAATCAATTGCTATTTGTTTCATTAGGGTTTGAATATTCTCATCTAAAACATGTTCTGACATATAACTAATTATATGTTGATTCTTTTTTGTAACATTATCAAACACCAAATTAGCAGGATTTTCTGGATGATCTGCTTCTACCATTTGTACTTGAATTTCTCCTGCCGTATTAACTGCCTCTTTAAATTCACTAAATGTTTCGGAAATTCTACTTGCATTATTCATTTCTGAAACAATTCTAGCGACATAGGGAAGAACTGACTCCATATCTTCATCAAAACGAATAACAGTAAATTTGTCTTTGAGTTCATTTACTAATTCTTCGTCCAATTCTTTTTTAGTTTCGCCTAATGTTTCTACTACATTTGCATAGCCTCTATGGGTAGACATACGCTTTAATGACTCTCTTACTTGGTTTAATCTGGTTTTAATACCATTAATAACAGGTTCTGTATCTTCGTTCATTAAACCATTTGATTTAGAATATCGCATAAATTTTGTAAGTCCCAAACTTTCTTCTGAGAGTTTAGTAATATATGAACCTATATTATCATACGGAGTTCCGCCTTCTGCAACATGTCTTGTCATTGCTCTAGCGGCCGCTAAATGATTGTAAGGATACTTAAATCTTTCGCCTGCACCGTTTTCTACAAATAATGCAGTAATGTTTCTTGCACGAGATCCTCTTGAATTCTCGTCAATTGGTTTGTTATGCCGTATAACTAATTTTGCGTTATCTAATGTTTGATAACTTGATTTACTCGACCCGTATGCGGGTGATAAACCTTCTGCTATGTTTCCCATATCTGCGTTCCTATTAATTGCTTGGTATGCAAAATCCTTAGGCTGAATTTCTTTACCATAATTTTTAACCGTAAATCCTATTGCATTTTTTCGTTGAGCTAAATTTCTAACTTGTTTAATAAATTTATTATAATTGAAATCACTATCTTCGTCAAGTGTAAAATTTTTACCAAAGTAAACTTTTATGCTTTGTGGATCCTCATCGGATTCATATGTAACCATAAACTTTTTATCTGTAGCATAAAATTTTCTTGCTTCAGCAGGATCAATTACACGTTTTCCGTCTTCATTAAACAGTTGAACATTTAAGTTAAAACCTTTTATTGTTTTAAATAAATCGTTTGCAACAATATCACTATTTACTGCCATAAGATTACATCCATTATTTTATATATTTAT